AACAGCAGGAATACTTGAAGACATGTCATCTAAGCTCTGCCTTACGATATTAATTCCTGTTCTATAAATCTCAGCGGGGGAAGGTAATAAAATTACCCAAAGGTAAACGGCGACCAAGTCGAACAAGATCCGTAGCACCCTTGTTATAGTTTGGGTACAGTATCTCTCACAATTTGTGCGGCACGATGCTTGACCATCTCATCAATGTCAGCCCTTTGTAAAAGAACCTTTACTGATAGCAGACCTAGTTTCTTCTGAGATGTCGGTGCCATTCTTTGTAAGATAGGCAATAGCTTCTTCAGCTTGCTGTGGATTACTAAAGTCTATTCCGTCTAAGGACTTACGAATGTGGCCTTGCTCTGCGGTGTAGTTAAAGTGCTTCCAGAAATCGTCTGAACTTTGGTAGATATTTTCCAGAGGTTTAAAAAATCCCCCCGCACTTTTTCGCAAACTTCTCACGAGTAGGACTACCCGCAATCAAAGCCTCTATTCCGCTCTCAGGTCCACGAGCAGTAAGCCCTACACCTTTACGCAAGGAGTCCTTGAATCTCTCTTAACTCTGCATTTGTTCCTAGCATCCCTCGTCGTTGTGCGTCCATCAACTCAGCAATAACTTCATCATCACCTTTTGTAAGAAGGTTTCCGTAAATAAGTTTTGCCGCATCTTTGATGCTACCATGACGACCTACAAATGGGACGTTTCCGTTAGCCAAAGCAAAGGCAGCAGCGGTAGTAAAGTTACGAAACCTGTGTGATAGGTGAAAGGATTGTCTTACTATATTGAGACACACCCTTTGCACGTAGTAACCAGTTCCATGTGCTTCTTAGTAATTGAGTCCCACCATCTTCTTCGCCTACGATATAATTCGTCAGGTTGTTGTACATCGGTCGAGGCACATAGTGATCGTTTAGGCTACCCCACCCAGATGTACCAAGCAGGATCTCTTCTTCGTTTGGAATACTTGAACCAGACTTTTTAGTCACAGGTGTACTTAACGCACCAAAATCAGACGAGTCTCCACCAAGACGCACATACCCGCTGTCAACTAAACCCTGTCGTTGTGCCGGACTTAGACCTTCGCCTTTGATTATAAGGTCTTTGAGTAACCTGTTTTTTTGATCTGCTAGTCTAGCCATCTGACCAAAGAAATCATCTACTGCAACAAACTGGGACATATCAGAAATGGTCCGAAGGGCCGAGGTCTCTAAAATCGTGGTAAACTTTGAAGCCCTTATCGGTCTTAACAACCTTGGTTCCTGTCTCCCCCATCAAAGCTCTTAGAGTTTCAGGAATCTTTTCCCTAGATTACAAGCATACCTGTATCCAGTCTGTCCCTAGCAATGCGACCACCTTTGTACGACTGACGCATCTTGAGTTGTTTGTCTGCGAGAAAACCTTCACGAGCTTTCTTTGCAACGTCAGGAGTAATTTTGTCTGGCACAGTTACCACTGGACCTTCAGGGCCATTCTGTCTTCTTCAACCCGTTCTTTGTCAGGAACTCTTTAGGCAACAACCTTTCGTTAACGTCTTTACGTGCTATTTCAGTTAGCGTTTTTTCTGTAAACTTTTTATTTGCTGTGAAAAACGAATCCGCAGCTTCAATAGATTCTTGTGTTGGCACATACTTTTCGTCTTCAAATATACGGTAGGTTCGACGCAAATGGGCAGCATCATTATCTTTAACGATGTCTATTAATTTTCGACCATCTTTTGTCTCTATATTATTGTTCTTCAAAAACTTAGAGTCACCAACTCGTTCGCTCAATCCGCGTAAGTTTTCTTTATATTTTCTAAGACTAGGACGTAGCGTACCAGGCATTCGTTTTAAAATACCATCAGCAATCTTTTCGTCAGCCTCTTCCAGAAAAGCCCTTACCACGATTTAAAATTTCAAGCCTTTCAATGTTGCCCTCTAACTCGCTTGGAGGAACCTCTTTGAACAACTTGTTAAGTGCTGTATCATAGTCTTTACGCATAAACTCTTCTGCTTTATTTGCAGCATTTGTTTTAGACTCTATAGCAAATCTGGCTTCTGAAGCAGACTCTGGCAGATAACCCTTGGGTGTAGCCATAGCAATGGCGTCTGCTTTGAATCGTTGCAAAGGAGTTAATTCATCAGGAGTCATCATGCGTTGATACAATAGGTTGTCTGCGTTTTCCGCTGCTCGATCTATCCGAGCTTTCAATGCAGAGGCTGTCGCTTGTCCTCTAGGGCTTTTAACTGCTTGACCAATGGTCTTTCCCGCCGCCATCAACGCGCCTTGTGCTACGCTACCAAGAAGAGCAGCTTCACCAAAAAACTTGTAGCTTTGTTCTTTAATCTAGGCAAGTGTTCGTTCTTGTCCACGGAGTCCGATTAAATCTTCGGTTTGAGTAAATCCCATTTCTGCCCAGTCACCAACAGTAGTCATACCGTCATTAGAAACAAAACCGTCAGCAACTCCGGCTGCTATTATCTCTGCTGCGGCGTGACCAAACTTTTCTTTTTTAGATAAAGGTACATTAGCCAAACCTTTTTTAACACGATTAGCTTTTAAAAAAGCTCCTGCACCTTTTGCGGCAAGCCCACCAGGTAGAACAAACTGTGTAACAATCTCTGCACCTTTACCCATGATACCCTCTGGGTCTAAACCAAGGGAATCTCTAATTGCCTCAGAACCTTCCGTAATAGCGTCACCGTATTCTGTGCCTAGAAAGTAATCTGGTGCGAGGGCTATTGTAGTCCCTGCTCCTTCAAGCCCTTTAATAAAACCAGAGCCTACACCTTCCCCTGTTTCTCTAAGACCAGAGCCAAGACGCTCACCAAAGGTATCAACCCCATCGTCAAACCCGATGATGTTGTCAGCAATTGCATAGCCAGTCCTGCCTATTGCTCCTGTGACCGCGTCCACAAAACCTATACCTGTGTCTCCGATAAGCGTATCGCCACGATCTGAGAGTCCTTTGATGTTAAAAGTTCTTTCAGAGTCTGAATCAGAAGAAGCATCTGGAAGAGACATAAAAGGGTTGTCTGATTCCGTAGATGCGGGAGCGTCTGGCAAAGACATAAAGGGATTTTCAGCCATTATAATGCTCCTACGGGAAGACCTCGTTTTATTGCTTCAGCTTCCACTGCTTTACGATCTTTTCCGGCAGCAAGTGCCTCTTGCGCTTGAGTTAGAATAGTCTGTTGTTCGGCTGTTAACTCTACCTTGGGTGCACCACCACCTGTTTTACCGTACAAAGGATCAAGAACCTTCTGAGCTTCAGCCGATGCTTCCTCCATACTGATACCAGGGTCATTAGACATAATACTTTGAATCATTTTTGGCAGGGCTTCTATATACGTTGGCATGGGTTCAAACCCGCTACCACTACCCGATGCCGCCGCAGCCCTAGCAGCCGCTGTCTGCTTGAAGTTGTTTAGACCAAGGAGCACGGCTTGTTGTAGCTTCTGCCCAGACAGGCTTGGGTCCGATGTCAGGACTCTAAAGATTTCATCGTCGATCTCTCCAACATTATCGGTATCAATGCCAAGGACAGATTGTGCAAAATCTATTTTGCTTTCATTAGTAGGAGGAAGTTCCGCCGCGACCATTACAGCATCACCAATCTTCTTCGGATCTTCAGTAGCTTCAAGTGCCGAATCAATTGTGTCTTTTTTAGTCGCCGTTTCTTTCTGCGCTTTTTCTGCGGACCCAAACTTATTAACCAACATGTCAAAGAGTCCTGTTCCTAAACCTTCAACCGCAGAGACAAAAGCACTGGCAGGGTTCCGAATGTCTACTGGTCCTGCCTCCTCAAACCCCATAGGAGTGCTTGGAGAAGCAGGGCGTGGAACTGTTGGAACAGCCGGAGCCTGTTGTTGTTGTTGCATCATCGGAGCAACAGTAGTTTGCACTGGAACTTGTGGTAATGCTGCTTGAACCATGGGCATTGTAGCCTGTGGTGGGGCCATTGGCCTTGGCATTGTAGGTGGTGGTGTCATGGCCCGTGGTGCAGCGGCCTGCATTAGTTCGGGAGATGACGCTAGAATCCCACGAGGGCTGCGCTTGATGCCGCCCATCATTTCTAATTTATCTCTAGCACTCCTTTGAGAAGCTCCAAACAACGCTGCGTTATGTATCCCTTGCATTTTATGCCCCGCTTACATTTTTCAAACTACCAAGACCACCAAAGATATTTGAGCCACCCGCTATATTTGCGTTCTGTAGAATATTAGTTAGAGGACTGGCTTTAGGTGTCGCCGCCGCCGCAAGAGCGGTAGAAGAGGCAGGTAAACCTGACAAAATATCACGCATGTAAGAGAATCGAGCAAACGGTTCATACGCTTCTTCTAACTGACTTGCCCGTTGAACATCATACTCACTCTGCAACTGACGTTGTTCCAACTGACCAGTGTTAAACAGCGCGTTTACATCTTGGAATCCAAGGTTCTGTGCAGCCTCGCCAAGTGCCCCGATCCCTGTTCCTAATCCTTGGAACAACTGACCCGCTTGAATCCCGCGTTTTTGTTGATTTTCAAAAGCAGACTGCGCTTGTTCTTGTGCCGCAGTATACGCCGCCGACTTTAACTGCGCGGTAAGTTTACCTTCTTCCGCAGCGGATCGACCTATCGCCTGACCTTCAATCAAGTCACGACGACGACCAAACGCTCCCATCGATGCGGCCTCTGAACCTATCCTAGAACGTTCACGCTCCAACGCTTCTTGAATGTCTAACTGTGCCGCGTCAACTACGTCATCAACAAAGGGATCAAAGAAGTCTTTGTATCCGCCCTCACGTACTACGTTTCCTTCTGCATCTTTACGAGCAACTTGAGACACTTGTCCCGTATTAGGATCTGTTACGGTGTCATATACAATCTGACCACTAGGGTCGTAACGTGCAGTTCCTGCCGTGCCTGCAAGGTCCGTGCCTGACTGAAAAGTCTGAAGTGCCTCATCTAAATAAGGCTGATAGGCATCCATCATACCTTCGTAGACAACTTCTCCTGTCACAGGATCGGTGTATCCAGTCATACGACGGAGGGCATCAACCTGTGAGTCTGTAAAACCAATGACATCAGGAACAGCTACGCCACCTTCTGTGGCAAAGATAGCCTCTCCGTATTGATCGGTAAGAGCAAGACTAGGATCTGTAGTAAAGCTGCCATCCGCACCTTCATAGAATTGTACTTTATTTCCCTCTGCATCAACAGCAGCCTGTGTTGGATCGAGGGTCGTTCCGCCCCCTTCCATCTGATAAACAGGTTGTCCATACAAAGGCGATTGGGCAGCGATACCTGTGATCGTGCCCGTCTCTTCGTCAACTTGATAGATGTTTGCTAGTAGATTTTTTAAGAACTCTTCCTGATACTCAGGAAGTAGCGTCATCTGTTTCTGGATGATTTCCTCCGCCATCAGGCTCTCCTCTCAAACTGATTCATCATCTGGTACATCTTTGCTGCCCCCCGATCTCGGTTGCCGTTTCCTGCGCCCTTCACAGCAGCCTCTGTCATAACAAACTCTCCGTCTGATAAGGCTGCTTCCTGAACTCTACCACCATTCTGATAGATCGCTGCGGGTATTGAATCACTGGTTCCTGTCCCTGGACCCTCAATGTATCCACCCATTGCCAATTTTCTTGGAGTGTAACTTACAACAGGAGTACCAGGGGCCGCGACCCCACGGAAATTTGGATTGCGTTCACCTTTTGCATACTGCGCCATTTCTAAATCTGACATTACGTTTTGAAATTGTGGAAAGCGTTGTTGATCAAGTTTTTCACGAATTATACCTTGAAGTAGGTTACCCATGATTCCGTCTTTTTTTCCTTCGCCTTGCGCTTGTTGTTCCGCCAATCCCATCATTACAGCTTGAAGAGCAGGATTAGCCCCACTGGATAAAGCTGCGAGTTGCATGGCTTGAGGACTGGTAACCGCGCCCATGATACCACGGCCTATGTTTCCGGCACTACCACCCGCACCACCTAAAGCATTGAGTGCGAGACCTGGTGCACCCATAGTTGCACCTTGAAAGAACGAACCAATACCAGATCGGAAAGCATCTTCTACCGATTTACCTGACATGAGGGCACCGCCAACACCCCCAACAAATGCGCCTCCGATACCACCTGTAAGCAAACCGGCAAGAGCACCAAGAGACTCAAACAGATTTGATTTTTTGCTTTCTAGTTCTGATCCTGATTCGTCTAGTGCCATCATGCCTCTCCTGAAATTGCTTCTGGTGCCGTCACCATAATACTTGTGCTACGTCTTTCAGATCCTGTCCAAGCTTGTCCACAATCTGGACAGTTTCCGCTAGGGTAGCTTGCAATCTCTTCAGGCGTGTCAACTGCGTTCTCACAGTTTACACAATGCACTGTATCAGAACTTGTCGAAGGTTTCCACTTAGAACCGTTTGACATTACTAAAATTGTATCACTCATGTCGTTGTCACCGTTACCGTTCCTACCGCACCTGTTGCCCCAGAACCACGGACATGCGGTTTATTGATTAATGCTATCTTAACAAAACCATCCTGTTGAAACAATGCTCCATTTTCTAGACCTGAATCATCAGTCTGTAAGTCTGTTATTGTAAGCTTCGTTGCCCTTTCTTCTCCAGGGTTTTGTTGTTGCTCCATATATATGGCAAAACTCCGCGTTAGGTTTGCGAAGTATTGTTGGTCGTATTGCGTTGGTGGTACAGCGAAGAACGGAAGGATCAGGTTTCGTGACACTATCTCCTCCCATCAGGACGCACATCTAGTCTTGGTGATCCCAATCGCCACCCCACTCCAGAGGCCGTAGATTCTATACGCATAGCAAAGCTACGACCCCGTAATCTTAAATGTACTTGATCCGTAAACTGTTCAACAGGCACTGATGCCGTCTTTGTTACAGCACTCGATGTTGACTGAAGGTAATTACCTCCAGGGAAGTTACGTGTCTTGACCGTTATGTTTGCAGATGGGCTACCCGCCGTTGATCCTCTGAATGTCAGATCTGGTATCATACGACGTATGAAAGAAAACTGCTCTCCATCTCCAATGTCCACTTGGCTTGATTCAATATATGCAGTAATTGCAGCCCCATCGTCATCAAATCCAGACTCTTGAGTGTAGAGATAATTGTTTGGCCCTGCTGCAATTGGGTTGTCGAAGATACCACGATCCATCCAAAAGCTTCTAGCAAGTGCCCCATAATACCAAACCTGTTGCTCGTAATTGTAAACTACATATCTATCGTTATTGTCGCTGCTTGCAGATGGATAAAACCACCAGACCTCAGAGAAAGCTGTATTAGTTGCAGCTACAACCTTCTCTCGTTGTAATAAGTTAAAGTCATCAAATACAAAATCTCTGACAGAACAAGGCAGTCTTTGTACCGTACCACCGTAAGCATAGAACTCTTTCAGTCCCATCCAGAATACGTTGTCTTCTACAGCCACAGCGGATAACGGACCCATAGTCGTAATGTTTTCTGACACAAGGTTTACACCAAAAGTAAACGGTGGACCCAAGAACTGCATGGCATACAAGGATTCGTCCGTGTACACCAAGATCTGTTGTCTTGTTTCTACTGCTGCAACAATCTCTGAACCAGAACCGAGACGCAACTCTCCTGCTGTATTGGTCGCTGTGGATGCCCAGTCGGTTAAAGATTCTTGGGACGAGAACCGTATAGCCAATGGATCTTGAACACCCGGATTAGCCTCTGTGTCACAACCAAATGCTATGATGTGTCGGTCCCGGTCTGATACTAAGATTTGTTTTGCTATGGTAGGTGCACTCGTAGATCCGGCAATCGAATCTAGGCTTACGGCTCTCGTAGCAAAACCGTTTGTTTTATCCCAATAGTATATACCACCGTTACGCACGTTGATAAGCAGATCCTCACCAAAGTTATCATGTGACCAGATACGCAAGGTGTTTGTAACAATAGGTGTGGTAGCTGCCTGACCCCAACCGTTACGACCCCAAGTTCCTACACCCCAACCCGCACCTGTTGCAGTTGTATCTAGTCCAACACTTACTTGATAGGTTCCAACTATAGATCCACCACCGTTGCCTGAGTCTGATCCACTTGCGGTTACTAAGCTAGGAACTAATGCTCCGTTTACAGTTATATCTTGTAATGCCGTACCTGCGGCACGAGCAGAAATCTTGTAGCTATTGGCGTTTATTATTTCTGTAATGTTGTACTCTTGGTTTAATACGGTTGCGGTTATGTTGCCGCCAAGAGTGGCTGCACCACTAAAGGTTACAAAGTCATTTACCACCGCCCCGTGAGATGCATCTGTTACAGTGATTACAGATGATCCATTGGTTGCAGCGAAGGTTACATCTCCTGCTGCTGTCGTACTTCTAATCGGGGTTATATCATTAAAGGCACCACCATCTTGGTTGATGTAGTATTTAAGAGATGTGCCAATACCTATCAATCGGCCATTATCTAAAGCAACCCAAGGGTGCATAGCTCTTGATGTGCCTAAGTATGATGCAGGCGTAAACTTCTGCCAACCGCCAATCTTTTCAGGCATACCAAAGCGAAAACGTACTTTGTCTACGTCGAACCACCCGCCCTCGTTAGTGTAAGAGGTAGTCTCTCGATTGACACCGGGTTTGAACTGAAGTTTGGTCAGGGGCATCTAGCATCCTATGCGTTAAGTGCGTCTAAATCATCCCAAACACGTTGAGCATGTGCAGCCGCGTCAAAAGTTGTTGTTGCATCTGGATCTTCATCTGTTGGTGCAGGGTCTGTCCAACTGCCTGCTGATGCTTGCGCAGTAAGGTAGGTCTGTAGATTATCTTTAGATGTTATTTCCTCAATTGCACCAGAAATATCTGAACCATCAGCAGATATGCCAATCATAATCCAATCTTGTGGACTAGCTGTACCACTATCTGCAACAGGATACATGCCGCCTGTTCTCTGCGTAACACCAAACTTCAACCAAGTTGGTATAGTGCCGTCACTTTCTAGTCTGTACTTTACTACTTTGTGTGCCATTTTTTTTATCCTCTATCTGGGGGGTGTTGGTTAATGATGTTTTGTCTAGTATATCAAAACCACGGCTGTTAGCAAAATCTCCTGGGCAATGCGCCCATCTTTCAGCACACGCTTCTAGCCACTGTACTGTGTGATAATGTTCTGGTGCTTTGCCCTCTTTTATTAATTCATTTTCCCATTGAAGGTAGGCAAACACTTCAGCTTGGGCTTGTGCTGCGTTAATTCCTAGATCAAATAAATAAATTAAATTACCCTCGTCAATCTGACCACCACGAGAACGAGCCGCGTTCAACGCCTGTTTCATGTTTGTCATAATGTGGTACTTAATTTCTTCTAACTCATAATCCTCTTCAGTAAGCTCATCCTTACCTATCTTTTTCATTAGGTTGTCATACTGATTGGTAAAGAAATTTAGCTTACGAACCGCAGCTTCTACATATCCACGAGAGCTTGCCGCCTGTGCCTGCTTTTCATTAATCTTGATCTCAAGCATCTCACGTTCAAGATCATCTTCTTCTTCTAGGAGCTTACGCTCTAGCTTCTTGAGCTTTACTTCTTCCTTCTTCATCTTGAAGTAGCCTTCTTGCAAAGCCGACTTGGTCTTTTCTATCTCAGCAAGACTGTGCTTTACGGAACGTATAGGTGTGATAGCCGTAACATCGAGTGTGACGCTCATCATCTGTGAGTGTGACTTATAAAAGTTACTAGACGCCTGTGCGATTGCAGGAGCTTTTTCCTGTATATTCGCCAACATAGATTTATACTCAGGCTTCGCTTGTGGAAGCTGAATTTTAATGTCGGGTGTTGTTAAGGCTATTTCTTGTGTTGTGTCTTTTGGCATGTTTTCTCCCTTACAAACCGCCGTGTGCTGTAGATGATCCACCACCATAGTTACTACTCCAAGTAAGATCACCGAAATCTGTAGAGTTACCTGTGGAAGATATCGTTACATATTCCAAAATATTATAACCATCCATAATCGCAGTAACACATCTAGTTGAACTTGCCGCTGCACCACTACTGTTGTTATCCTGAGACAAATCACCAAAATCAGAAGCGTTCCCTGTAGAAGCAATCGTAATGTAATTTATTTGATCCCCCCCGTTATTACCTCCAAAAAATATTCCTCTTGTTGAGTTTGACCCTGCTGCGTTCTGGTTCATATTAACCGTTGTATCTCCAAAATCAGAAGCGTTCCCTGTAGAAGCAATCGTAATGTAAGCTATACTAGTTTTACCAGAATCTGCCGTACCATTATTATAAACACCTCTGGTGGAACTTCCTAAACCCTTACCCATGTTACCATTCTCATTACTGTCGCCAAAATCAGTGGCATTCCCTGTAGAGCCAATAGTAAAGTAGTCTATAACATTGGTTTGACCCCCTGCATACCCTTGAGCAAAGACTATACGTGTACTGTTTGACATTACCGCAGCCGAACGTCTAGCCACTGTTAAATCCCCAAAGTCTCCGTTGGTTCCAGTTGTGGCATATTCAAAAAGAGTAACTTCGTTGGTGACGCTAAACCCTAATTCGCCCCACATTATCAAACCTCTTGTGGCATTTCCTCCAATATCTATACCCGTATACGCATTGGTGTAACCTAAATTACCATAACCTGTAGCGTTACCTGTTGAAGGTATGCTAATTTTATTGATTGCATTAGTACCAACCCGTCCCGCATAGAAAAACCCTACATCAGTTAAATTGACTGCGGGAGTTACACTATTACTTGCGGAACTAGCGGCGCTCGTTCCTACAGGATTGGTAGCCGTTACTGTAAATGTATAGGCTGTTCCGTTAGTTAAACCTGAAACAGTGATTGGGGAGGAGCTTCCACTTCCCGTGATACTGCCTGGATTAGAAGTAGCCGTAAAAGATGTGATATCAAAACCACCAGTTGCATTAGCGGTAAAAGCTACAGACGCATTACCTTCACCACCGCTTGCTGTCCCTATAGTTGGGGCAGCAGGAACTGTAGCAGGCACAGGCCATTTACTTGCCGCTGAAAAAGCTTTAGCTTCAGCTAATGACCAAACACCGCTTGCCGTGCCGTAGCTTGAACTTGAATTTGCTGTCGGAGTAACTGGAGTCTTGCTTATAATGTTTCCTTGATAACGCTTCTCTGACATTATGCTACTCCCCCGTGGACGCTCGACACCGTTCTATTATTATAACCTGCTACAGTTAAATCTCCCCAGTCCGATGAGTTGCCTGCGCTAGAAAGAGAAACATTTTGAATGGTGTCAACCACTCCTGTCGCACCCGCGTTGGTATAACCCCCAACAATAAATCCATAAACAGTGCTAGATGTAGCGCCGGGAGCGTTATAACCCGCTAATAAATCACCCCAATCAGTAGCGTTTCCAGTGGAGGCTATTGTAAACTGATCAATAATTTGAAAACCAGTACCTGTACTTCCACCACCCGCTGCAAAAAAGGCTTTAGTGGAAGAAGAAAAAGCGCCGCACTTGTATGCGTGTAATGACGAAAGATCTCCGAAATCAATAGCATTTCCTGTATTTGCTATCGTAACATAGTCAACGGTATTTACTTGACCTGTTCCACTGACGTAGGCTAACGCCTCAAGCGCCCTTGTTGAGCTAGATGTTGCGGCATTTCCTCGACGCGCCGCAAGACTGTCACCGAAATCAGAAGAATTTCCTGTAGAAGCTATTGTAATGTATTCAATTGCATTACTAATAGCATTTTGATTTGTAACAAAAAAGAGACCACGAGTTGAATTAGATGCTCCATCAAACTGATAATACGAAGCCGTTAGATTACCAAAATCAGTTCCATTACCTGCTGAAGCTATCGTAATGTATTCTATACTAGTTCCAGAAGAAGCGTTTTGATCTCCCGCGAACACACCTCTGGTCGTTGAAGACAATCTCCCGAATTGGGTTCTATTAACATCAGCGTTACCAAAATTCGAAGCGTTGCCCTGAGAACTTAAATTAAATGTAGTATAAGCATTTGTAGTATTACCAGTAGTGCCTGCCCTCATGTTAACTGCAATTGGTGTAACATAGTTTGCAGGCCAGTTATTGTCACCTTTTGCCTGCATCTGCGTCGAGAGCGACCATACACCTTGATAATTTGGCATTATGAAATCCCTCCGTGAGCAGATGAGCAAGAGCCAAATCTCTGATTGCCACTTTGACTTGTATCGCCAAAATCTGTGCCGTTACCTGTAGATGCTATCGTAAAATATTCAATGACATTATTACCTTCTCCTGCTAACACTAAACCCCGTGTATTGCCCGATGTTGCAGTTCCATAAGTATGACCTCTTGTAGCGTCCCCAAAATCTATGGCGTTTCCTGTAGACGCTATAGTGACATAATCTACCGTTACTCTAGTTGAACCGCCGCCTGTTTCACCACAAGCAAAACAACCTCGTGTATTTGAACTAAACCCTGTTCCTGAACGCCTACTCTCTGTCAAGTCTCCAAAATCTGTAGAGTTTCCAGTGGAAGCTATGGTGACATACTCAATAACATTTGAGGCAGAGCCATCAGCAACCATACCAACTAAGCCCCTAGTTGGACTCGAACATTCCCCCATCCGATATGCAGCAGTTGATAAATCTCCAAAATCTGTAGCGTTCCCTGTAGAAGCTATAGTAATATACTGTATAGTATTATATCGACCCATTAATTAGAACCTCCTAAATACAAACCTCTGGTAGAGTTTGCTAACCCTGTTAGTTCCGTGAGAGATGACACTGTATCACCAAAATCTGTAGAGTTTCCCGTTGAGGCTATAGTAAAATACTGCATAACATTTAAATATCCTCCTGCATATCCACCCCCAAACACTCCTCTAGTTGAGGAAGAACAAGCCGCTGTTCCTGTTGTTGAAGCTGCTAAATCACCAAAATCAATAGAATTGCTTAAAGAAGCTATTTCAACATACTCCACAGTTGCTCCATACTCTGAACCGCCACCGAATATTGCCCGACCAAGATTTGCAGGAGTTACACCCGTACTCGCATCACTAGGCGCAGAATAACCAAACGCATTAATTGCCCAGACGTTGAACGTATAGGCAGTGCCGTTGGATAATCCTTTGTAAACAAACGGCGATCCAGTTGGCATACCCACGCTGTACTGAAATACACTACCGTCTGTATTGCTTGCGTTGCCCCCCGCAACAAACATATTACTTAGATCGTTCCCTGCAAAAATAGAATTAGGATACCCCGAACTTAGTTCTGTCAAAGTATACGACTTAACATGCGAAGCAGATGACACGACCCAAGGGGTACTTAAAGTGTACTTATCAGCCGATTTAGGGGCATACCCACAAATCAACATTGTTGTGCCATCTGGAGAAAAAAACAATCCAGTTGGGTTTGTTTGTTGTGAAGTAGTAGCAAAACTTACACTGTCGTATGATGCTGTTGCCAAATCAAAGGGTGTTGACATGCTATATTGGAATACCGAATTGTTAGTGTCCCCTAAAACATAAAGTTTTGTGCCATCAGATTTAATATACATATCTTGCGGATTACTGTCCTGAGAAGATACGCTTAGGCTTTTGCTTGCATAACTACCTGATGATAGGTCATACGGAGTTGTTAGAGCGTACTGATAAACGGTGTCAGTGTTATAACTGACCATATAGAGCTTAGTTCCATCAGGACTAAACACTAGCCCTGACTGACCAGAACTCGTTTGACCAGAAGTGCTTAACGTCACGTTATCGTAAGAAGTTGTTGAAATATCCCAAGCGGTTGACAACGAATATTGAAAGATAGATGCCGCCCCATAGCCAGTGAAATAAGCCTTTGTTCCGTCACTGTTAAAAGTCATTCCATAATGAATATCGCCGCTTCCTTGACTAGCAAGACTAAAAGATTTGCTAGTATATGATGCATTTGTTAATGACGGGGGGCTTATTGGTACAGAAGGAGTTGAACTAATTACATACCCATTAATAGCCGACCCACCAACGTCAGTAGGATTAGTCCAACTAACTGTTACTTGCTGATTACCTGCTGTGCCACTAACCGCTGTAGGGCTGTCTGGTGCGTTCAGCCCGTCTTGACCTATAAAGCCGCCTCTACCTCTAGCCATGTGCGACTCCTATTAGTCGGTGATTTGCTCGTAGCTTACAATTACTTCTAAATCGCTTGCAGTACCCGCAGTTGCAGTTATCGAAGTATTCTCTTCAAGATAAATCGCGGTGCTTTTGTCCAACACAACTAATGATGCATCAGCAGGAACAGATACGGTTGCAACAAGCGAGTATGCTGTGCCCCCACCTGATGCCGCGCTGTGTACGTCTATAGTTATATCACAAGCATTTGTGCCGTCTATGTTAGCAACTTGAATCATGTTCACTTTTAAAACATCATCACTCGATGCTGCGTTACTTAGAAGTGTAGTCTGTGATGTTGAACCCAACGCAACCACTGCGGTTTTTCCTAGTATTGAGCTTACATTTACAATGTTCGGTGCAGCCATATCTTAGCCTCCTTTAACCAAAAACAATAGCCATAGCTATGGCCTTACCAGTTCCAATTCCAGCACTGCCAAAACTAACAGTACCACTACCATTTGTAACCAACGCTTGCCCGTTTGTCCCATCAGATGTAGGTAGGGTAAGAGCCGTTACAAAAGCTCTGTAGGTTTGCGTCATAAGCCAACACGTTTGTGCCTATTGCAAGCCCTAAGTTCGATCTAGATGTTCCTGCATTCGCAACATCTGATAAATTGTTTGCAGCTAGTAAGCCGCCTGTGACAGGTACGGAAGCAAATGTTGAGGTAAGATCTACCACCGCTGCGCCTGATCCTGCGCCATCAGCGTATATAATCGCAGACTTGCCGTTTGTTACGCTTACATTAGCACCAGATCCCTGAGAGAATGTAGCTGTCTGACCTGAGTTATTTTTTACAAGATACAATCTTTTTGAGTCATTAGGTGCTATTGTAATAGTATTTGTACCAGAAGGTGAGCCGCCTAACACAAGAACATGGTACTGACCGTCTGATGCAGACCCATCTGATGTAGTCAGTGTATGCGTTGTTCCTGAGAGTGTTATATCTCCAACACCTACAGAAAGCCTGTCAATGATATCAAAGTTTGTATTTGTTGACGTACCCCATGTCCAGATTCATCACCTGTCGCAATCTTTTTGATACCGCCATTTGTTGTATAGGTTGCCATTTTTCCCTACCTTTACGCTGCTATTTCTGTCCAAGTTGTGTTTGGATTAGGCTGCTCCTCCTGTCCATGTACTACCTAGGATTTGGAGCCACACCAGTCCAACTTGTCCCTGGAGCAGGAATTATATTACCGTAAACTAACACAGATCCTACAGTTGCGCTAGTGCTAATACCTGTAACAGATACAGAGGCAGGAGCAACGATTGTTGCGCTACCAACTTGACCTGTTGCAGTTATGTCTCCTGCGAACACAGGAACTCTTTGGAAGGTTTTGAGTGAAACTGACCCAACCGACCCTGTAGCTGCAATGCCCGTGGTGGGTATATTGTCAGCATCACCAATAACGGAGGCCGTTCCAACTGCGCCCGTTGCCGCGATTCCAGTGAGAGATACAATCACCCCATCACCATCAATGATCGTTAAGCTGCCTACTTCTCCAGTGGCTGCGATTCCAGTGACATTTACATCTACGGCACCATTAAAGCTTATGGAGCCAACAGATCCTGTCATTGTCAGATCAACAATGCCGCTCCAAGCACCATCCCCAAAGCCGCCTAAACCCCAAGGGGATCGAAGAACACGAACATCAACACCCCCACCTTGAACAACGGTTGCCGTATCAACGACACCCGTGGCAGATATGCCAGTAACCAGTACGTTGTTTTGATCCGTTTTAAGGCTTACTGTTCCAACAGATCCTGTAGCCGCAAGACCTACAGGAAGAACTGTATTATTGCCTTTTGCAGTGACGCTTCCAACAGATCCTGCGGCCTGTAATCCTGTAGTTGGAACATTGATATCATCTCTTTTGGTAGCAGTGCCAACTTGACCTTGCATTGCGGCAAAAGTAGATTTTTCACCGCCCCAAGCTGTGTTCCCAAAACCTAACTCACCCCAACCGTTGATGGTGTGCCCCACACGGACAGGGACCGCTTCATTCCAAGCGCCCTCGCCCCATGTTCCACGCCCCCAACCTGTGATGTTAGTCACGGGAAAGCTTCCTTACGCTATACGAATAATCGCGTTAGATGCGTCAGCCGTTGGAAACACAACCTGAAAATCTCCAGATGTAGAAGACTTGTTTGATCCAAAGTCTAATACAACAACCGTATCTGTTGTGCCAGATCCACCTGCTGTTTGAGTGTTATATATCAACGCACCACGAGCCGTGATTGTTGCAGATGTAAAAGTTAAATCTGCAAAATCGGTAAACGCTGTGGTTCCAGAAGTAGTAGGTGTTACGTTTGTCAACGTTCCTCCACCCGCAGCATACGTTCCAGAGTTTGATACCTCGTTAGAAGTAGTATACGCTGTAGTAGCTGCGTTGAATGAAGCACTGTTATCATACAAAGCTAGTTTGAAAGTATTACCACTTGAGTTGGTAAAGTTGTGTGTTGCAGTCATCAATTCTTTCTTGAATGATGTGCACATAAAGTTGCCGCTAAATGCCATTTTACAATCTCCTTATAAGGTCGGCTAGTTCAGGATGACCTGCTTCCTTGAGAGCATTATACACAGTTGTACGGTCACTGTGAATAGCTTGTCTCATATAGTAAGCCACCAATTTCTCCAGATGCTTAGAGTAGGCACGAGCCTGATCCCTTATTTCTGGATGCGCTGAATCCGAAACAGCTATGATCTTTTCGACACACTGTTCGGATAATTCATCAGGGGTAAGACCCCTATTATGGGTTGTGTTTATTTGAACTAAAGATTCATCTCTAGGAACACTTACATCTATTTTAAACATTATTGTTTAGCCCTTATAACTTTTCCAGTGCGATATTCGTCTGTAGTTTCTTTTGCTTCTCCAAGCATCTTTTACACCAGTAATTGCTTCTTGAAACCTTCCGGCATACATAGCCATGACATCTTGTTCACCCTTCATGTATATGTACGCTTCGAATAAGCGCTCCATACAACATAGCCATCTCAGCGTTTTCACTCAACCAAGTCGTTCCACTACCAGATCCGCGCAGTCAAACTTGCAGGGCGATAGAAATAATGAAGTTCAGCGGTGAATGCTAGCGTTCGGGGTTGGAGCCAATATAAAGTTGTCCACATCGAAGACCGCGTAGTATCGAGGGGATCCCGTAGTTGTAGCATCTGGAGTATAAGTCTGTACAAAACTAGGATCTTTGAAAGTCTATGAAGAACTTGTCTCCATCTGTTCCTGCAAGACTTAAAGAAAAAGGAGCTAGAAAGTCGCTAGGACATGCGAGAAACTTTGTTACTAGCCGTACATGTAGGCCGTAGCATTCTTACGAAACAAACTAAGCTGCACGTTCTTTAGTATTCGTTCTTCCGCTATTCGTATAAACAATGGAATATTGTTTACGAAAGAAGTCTCATCATTTTCCGTATAATCTTGGATAGCTGTCTTAAGTTGATCGTATGTAAAGCTCATGGCGTGTTAATCTGACCTCCCATTCCGCTGTGGAACTGGCAATAGTAATACAGTGTTGGAGCACTAGCCGCTACAGTTATTTGCGTTGTGTATGCACTGTCATCTTTTACAACACCTGTTGTATACTCTGAACCGCCACCGTGTGTGCCATCTGAGGTAGTTGAAAACCTTAAAGGATGACCTGTTGCTGAAGACCAATTAAAAATATAAGTTCTTCCCTCGTTTAAGTTGAGAGTGGCCTGTAAAACAGTGTCAATATAATATCTATTACCTGATCCTGGGTTAGATACCGTAACAGCAAAAGTATCTGAGATCACGTTTGAAATTGCACCAACCGTACCTGTACCTGCAAGACCTGTTACACTAACACTTACATTTGCGCTAGTAGTATTGACTGTAACAGAACCAATTGCACTTGTTCCTGCTGAACCTGTTACGTTTACGGCCTCGTTACCTGTATCTGATATAGTTACAGTTACAGATCCAACTTCTCCTTGAGCAACTAAGTTGTTTGGTGGCGTTATTCCTGGTACGTCTCTAAAACCAACAGGATTGTACCCATGTTGGATAGCTCTTTGTTCTGGCAACTCTGTCTCTGGTCTAGGACCGCGTAAAGCTTGTGGGTCTGGAAACGCTCTTGGTGGAAACAACTGTGGATGCTTAGTCTCAAACTCATCAGGACCGACCTTGGCACCCGTCCACTCTGTCTTCATCTCACGAAGACGGTAACGGCGACCTGACCGATCCGATATACCATAAGCATGTTTACCACTAGCGTAGGCCATTACACCCTCAGATAACTCAAACTAGGCTGCAACTTCAAAGGTGTTCGACCTTGATCCTCGTCCGCTGCACGTTGGAACTCTTCTTCATAAACTGATTTTAACATCTGAATACGATCTGGTGCTCGTTTCATAGCCATGTAGTAGGCTAACCCCGCCACCATACAAGGATAAAAACGAAAAGGCATATCAGTAGTATTAACAAGAGCGTCTGCATCTTCTATCCTGCGTACATAATAATAACGAACTTGGTCTGTAGAGTTTTCAGGAGTAGACCACAAATACATTACAGGTGTAATTTGCCGATCTAACCAAAACTGACTTGGTCTGCCTTGAGTAGTTTTACTGGGAACTGTCGCATAATCACCACGGCTAATACGTTGAAGTTCGTAATCAGTATTAGATCTTCGTATCACAACGTCCAACACATCAACGACATCAGCAGCTAACGAATAAGAAGATGTCCCTTGTGTTACAGTAAAGCTTGCTTCTTTTACCGTCCACAAGTTAAGACCACGATTAGCCCAGTCTGCAAACATCAGATTCATAGACCTACGAGCCGTCTTAGCATCATACCCCGTGCGAACTTCTAGCCCACACCTCTCGTATGCTTCTTCGATTACCTCTCCGACATCGAGGTTAAAATCTCTTGATCCTGATGTTGTCATTGTATCAACTCATTTTTGGTTTCTGATTTGTTTTAACCATAACGCAACCGCCGTTTTTGTAACCTATATTATCTAACGCCTTTTGAGCATTAGGGTTTGTTTTTGCTTGTTTTCTCAATGCTTTTATCCCTTCATTGGGATCTTTCTTGTCAGAGTTATCCATTATTATCCTCTTGGTTATACAGATTATCGAACACTCGATTGACATCTAGTGTATAGTCTAAATCACTTTTTGAATAGTGTGTATGTTGTGAAGGTCTAAAGTCTGGTGCACCCTCACCCACCGCAAACCAAGCAGGATGTGTAACCCTTACCCGATTATTTGGTAACGCTACTATATTTCCCGTCCACTCTCCTGCATCCAACAACTGCATCACATGGCTTTGTTTATGTTGTGCCGGATCATCTGCAATCTCAGAGTTTGTGTAGTCTACAGTAAAAAGATACTTTGCAGGAAAGAACTGTCCATCAATCTTCGCCATCCATGGACATGGTGTAGCCCTATCTAAAACATACACCGCATGATCATGTGATGCACAATCCCACGGTTGAGCATCATGTGTTGACATCGGCACAGGCCATTCAGCTAATGGAATATCTGCCACCAATGCCGTAAGAGGCATTCTTGCCCACATTGCACCACCATGAACGGTGTCCTCTTCTTCATCTTCAGCTTCACAACCAGTAAAAATAACTTGAAAACTAAGAGACCGATTTGGAATTGTGGTTACAGCAACAACCATAGCATGTAGAAATTCGCCGTGATACTTCTCATGATTGTGAGTGTATTCACGACGAACCCATGCTTTGAAGTAAGGGATGTTACTTTGTAGGTATGACATTTTGTTTAGAAGTGTCCTTTGAAACCTAAGCCTGAAACCTGCGCTCCACCAACTCTGCCACCTTTAGCCATTCCCTTGGGCTTAACCTTGCCACCGTTCTTCATTCCCTTGGGCTTGACCTTGCCACCGTTCTTCATTCCCTTGGGCTTAACCTTACCACCGTTCTTCATCCCTTTAGGCTTGACCTTGCCGCCATTTTTCATCCCTTTGGGTTTTATTTTGCCACCGTTACGATAGCCTTTCTTCTTCATAGCCATGTGAGTTCTCCTTTCAAAACACTCTTATTAAGCCACCATTAGCCTTTTTATTCTTCCAACTAATTCGTTTCGACGATTTCTTTTTCTTTGCAGCAGATGTACACTGTGCCATAGTAGGGCGACAAGCGGGATAACCTTTACGCTTCTCTCCCTTTTGACGACCACAGGGCTTTCCTGTCTTGCAGTCAACCCAACCCTTGCCATCATTCTGACCAAACCATTCCCGCAAAGAGTTCTTTTTCGCCATCAAAATGTCCTTGTAGTCTTACGCCTTGACTCTTCTACTTGACCACAGCCAGAGGCAATAAAACCCCCTCCATTAAACCCTTTCTTAGGAGGACGTTTGGGATTATCAATTGAAGAAACTATTCCACCTTCTGCTTTCTTAGTAGAGTTTCCCCAGTTTTTTGCCCCTACTTTGCGGCACTTTTGATAACGCCCCCGAAGCGTAAGCCGAGGGCCATACTTTGTAACGGCTTTTTACTTTGTGATAACAAGCGTCTTTTTTTGTCTTTTTCTTTGCCATTAGTCACCCCCTTCGATGGAGGCTTGGATACTTGCTGTCGCATCTGCGCCCTCGAGATTGCCATATGTCCTCTCCATCTCTGTCTTTATATAATCAATCTGTGAGGCCATGACCTCTGTTCTTTTATCTACTGCTGATCAAAGGTCTTTAGTAACCCAATCAATCCAACTGTAGCCAACACCACCAACACCGATTATGAAAGCTGTTATAAGAGCTATTGTGACTTGTTTGTTCACTTCATTCACCACATTTTACAAGACCAGTATTTGGCCTTTAGTTTATCAAGAGTGCCTTTATCACAACCGTGACGAGCACGGAAAGACTTACGACGTTTTGGGTTTGATTTCTTGATAGTCATATTGGCGTCCCCAAATCTGACTATCTTTTCTTTACCCTTGTCACACGCCTTGACAACAAACTTCTTGCCGCCAGAAACCTGACGTTTCGGTTTGTTGCACTTCATTCTATCCTTATCGATCTTAGCCATCTTACCCTCAGAAAAAACGGCGGCTCTTACACCGCCGTTGCTTTAACCAAAGAATCCAGTGATCGAGTCAATGTTGGTAAGTGTCACATGACACTCAGCACTAAAGATCATACCATGATCTGGGATAGTGATCTGATTGTCATCACTTTGATGAAAGACCATAGATAACTGTGTTGCTCCACTACTACCGTTTTTGAACACAACCGCAGGAGAACCGCTACCCGCAGTTTTTACATAGAATGATTTTAGTCTAGTTCTACCGCCTTGTAACGTGCCAGTAGACGTAACTGTCTTTGCAGAAATAGAAGCAGCCATTTAACATCTCCTATTAAGGTTGAACAGCAGTGTTAAAAGCCTGAGCATACATTACTGTTATAACAACTGATCCCGCATTCGTACCTGCGCTTGAGGTAGCTGTTAATTTTAAATCGGATGTACCAGTGTTCTTCCATGTAAGTGTACCACCACCAGAAGCACCTAAAGCTTTAATACCTACAGTAGTTCCAGAAGCAACAGCATTAACAAGAGTTGCTGCACCGCCTACAGTATCACCAACACTAATATTTGTTGTGGTGTTAGCAGCTACTTCTAAATCGATAATTATGTCTACGATTTTTGAGTTAGCGGGAATCACTACATTTGTGGCTTCTGCTGCAACAGCACCGCCAGAAATATCCATTACATGTTGTTGAGTCATTACAACGTAGCCGACGTTTGCTATGTCTGTTCCAACGACAGTACCCGTTGTATTTCTAATATTACCTGCCCGAATCGGACCTGAAAAAGTTGTCGTACCCATGTTGATCTCCTGTCTAGGGTTAGTCAGCCACACCATGTGACTGTCAGGGATACAAACAGAGTAACTTATCTTTAAACAAAAAGAAAGGGGCAACCGAAGCTGCCCCAATCAAAATGGAGGTAATACCTCCTTATATCACAGTTTAGGCTCCAGGTGAACCAAAGATACAACGTGGGTCTGAGAACCCAAAGCTGTAACGTTCACGAGCTTTAAACCTCATGTTTCCTGTGTCGAAGTCTGCTTCCATGTTTGTGGATAGCGGAGTACGCTCAAAGTGGATCATTCCACGAGGAGCATCAGTCATGATAAAGAACGCATCAGGATCTGTTAGGAAGTCGTTAACGGCATAACCGTTAGGCAACATGCCCATTGATCTTAGTGCGTTTGTATCATTGTCCGCTGTACCAACACGAAGGTTAGATACCATCAGACGCTCTGCAACGAATTGCAGTTGTCTTGGGATAAGTAACTTCATGCCACGTAAAGCAACTTTTAAACCACGCTCGTCAACAAATCCTGCGATATTAATCAAAGCATCTTCAAGAGATGTTTCGTTTAAATCAGCAGCAGTTGCAGGTTCGTTGGCAAATGTACCTCCAGAAGTTAGAGGATGGTTAGTCGCACAAAGTGCAACACCATCACCACCCGCAGTAGCACCACCTGTGAACGCTGTGTTCAATACAGATGCAGCTTTAACCTGCTTTGAGTGTGCCATTGAACGAGCCAACGCACGAGTATAACGTGAACCAAGACGATCATAGAGATTGTCTTCGATAGCTTCCTCAGTGATTGAGAATGCCAACGCTACTGTTTCGTGGTTGTAACGAGCAGTGTATGCTTCGTTAGCGTCGTCAAAGTTTACTGCGCCACCTTCTGATTTAGTCGGTGCCGCTCCGAAGCCGGATAACATAACCTCTTCTTCAAATGCTCGATCTGAAGATTCAGTAGTGTAGATCTCTGCATGTTGGTTTTCGTACCTTTCGTACTCCATACCAAACAAGGCGTTGAGACCTGGTTCCAACTCTTTCGCTAGTTGTGCGCGAGATATAGCCATAAGTCAGTCTCCTTATACGCCAGTCGTTGAAACAGTACCGCCTGCAATCGCGCCATTGGCGGAATTGAAGGAGTTGTTTAAACGAACAATTACAGGGATACCCGCTGCGGTAAAATCTGAGTTTTCAGGGTCATCTTGGATACCCATGATTCTCAAATTTAAGTTTGCAGTGGTGTTAATTGTGCTAACACCCAACTTTGCGGAAGAGATACCAGTCGTAGAAGATCCGGCAGCACCGTCTGCAAAATTTGCGTTTGCGAACACATGTCCTCTAGCAGTTGCTGCGCTAGTTAGTGAAGCGTCTGAACAGATGACGAATGTTTGCATTGGGTTGTCATACACGAAAGCTTTGACGGGATGGTTAGTATCCGCGCCAGAACCAGGCCAGTTGTTAGAAAATATTGTTTCACCAGTGGTGGACGAAACGTATTCACAACCCCAGAAAACACCTACGAGACCTACAGTGCCACCAGTTGCCGCGCCAACTTTGTCAATAAAACCAGTTGATAGCGGGATAACAGGTGAGCCTTGAAAGATCGTGTTTGTATTTCCGGCTGCTATACGATACTCGGTCGCACCAGTGGTGTTAGTAGCCTGACCGACTACTCCAATCGGACGAAGTCCGAATGCACCGTTAGTGTTTGCCATAGTAGCAATCCTTTATGTTAATCGGAGTCTCCGTTGGATCCCCCGAAGGTTACACGACTTTGCCGATTATTAGTAATCGGCATTGAAGGATGTTGTTCCTTCATCAAGTCCTGATCCACAGCAGTCATTTGTTCGCGGGTTCGGCCCCCGTAATACTCGTTTCTCTCATGCGCTGTCTCTTCAGGTATACGGCACAGCATCAGTCCTCCTTGTCCAATCACTCCCTGATATTTGCCATCATCGATGACAGGAGCTTCATAGTGTGGATACTGATCTGCGCGGACGGGTTCCCATCCTTCACGTAGCTTGGCATGGACGTTCATCTTGTCCTCCTCCCCACGCATTGCAATTCGTATCCATCGATGCACAAAACCCTTCGGGGCTTCAGGTGCTTCAAGGTGACTGGGCGGTGCCCAAGGTTTTCTGCGAGTTTCTTTATCTCGTGTTGCGTTTTCACGCGGTGTTCTAGTGTCAGCCATTTGTTACTCCTTCACATACTTGGCGTATTCTTCAAGAGGTACGCCCAGTTTTTTCGCAATCGCTACTTGTGAGTGCGATAACTTGACCGACCTGCGCCCTGATTTTGCTGTACTGCGGGATGCTGAAGCAGCAGCAGCGGCGACCTGTGCTCCACCCGATTTCTTAGCCGTCTGGAATTTGTGTGGAAACTCCTTCCGCATACGGCTATCAACCTCACTATAGTACTCTTCTGTGTTCGGGTCAAACCCCTCTTCTTCAGTAAGTTGACTATGAAGCGCGAAAGCCGCAGCTGTCATAATCTTATCGTCACCAAACCAAGTATTTTTATCCTTCCACTGAATTGCACGGGGATCTGGTTGAGCTTGTTGTTGTACTGGCCGTTGCTGTTGTACTGGCTGTTGTTGTTGAGCAACCTGTACTTTAGCTTGTTGTTCTGCCCTGATCTTAGCAGTGTTGTAACGTTGCGTTTCTACTGCAATATTGGATAAAGCTTGTTGCGCTTCCACCATTTTGTCACTGTCGCCTGCATCATATGCTTCTTTATACGCACGTTTTGCTGACTCAGTTTGCGATTGCAATCTGGTGCCATACTCAGAAAGATATCCTGTGTCCAAGGCTTGCACACGGGATTTTAATTTTTTATTTTCCTCAAGCAGTTCTTGAGAAACTCTAAGAGCTTCTCCTTTATCCCGTTCTTCTTGGCGGTACTTTTCTGTGAGTTTTTTTATACGAGACTGAACACCTTTACTGTAAGAGTCTAACTCATCTCCTTGAGGTTTTTCTTCTGCTTCTGTAGAAACCTCAACCTTTTCTTCAGTAGCTGCTTCGGGTGTTTCTATAGTTATTTCTTCTTCGGTAACTTGTTTCTCTTCTTCTGCCATGACTTATCCCCTTATACTTGTTTTACATCATCAGGCTCAAGGATCGTAGCAATGACTTCATCATCATTGATTATACGAACTTCTCCGCCGTCAATCTTGAATCGAGATCCAGAGTAGCGACCAATGCAAACCCATTGACCCTCCTTGCACCATGGTTCACTTTCAGATCCAAACTTACTTGGATCTTTGTACGCCAAGGGTCCAACCTTCATCACGTATGCTACAGTCGTAGCTACAGACTCACGTTCTCTCACTTCATCAGGAATATATAAGCCACTCGCAGTTTTAGCTTTACCTTGATACGGCATAACTAAAACCCGCCAACCAGTCGGTTGCGGGAGTCTTTCGAGTAACGGTTTATCTAAGAGGGACGGGTCTAGCACCCGTTCATTAGCGTCAACATATGCGCTATTCAAAGAGTCAGAGGACTTAACCTCTTTCTTTTCTTTGTTAACTTTCTGCGCAAGATGTTCAGGAAGATATAAGGTCTTCGACATCGTCTACGTTTTTCTCCAGCAGGGACTTGATTTCTTCTCGAGCAAAAGAGAGTCCCCGTATCTCTCCCACCGCCATTTTGTACTGTTCCCAATCTTTAACAGCACCATTTGCAAGAGCAACAGATATATCGTTTTGTCGCTCTTCTAATTTTTTATACAAATATTTCGATAAGTCAACAACATCCATTACATAAACCAACCATAAATTTTTACCGTTTCTTCTTTACGATGCTTTAAACCGTTATACCCACCATTCACTCTTTTTGTGATAGTTTTTATAACCTCGTTGTTAACACCCTCATCACATATGTCCCAAAGTTTGTTTCTGTGAAAGAACCAGATAGCAGATTCCATAGGATACTTAGTAGCAACCAAGTCAGGATCATCCATTATCTCAGGCAAATCCATGTCCGCCGCGAATTGAGAGTAGTTATTTTTGCCAGTGCACTGTAAAAATCCACGTCCTCGCCACAGATAACCCTGTCCATCATTGCCCATCCTGTCACCATACACACGGTCTGCTAAAGCTTGTGGATTTCGGGCACAGCTTTCGGCATCACTTTCAGACTTAAAGTATTTTCCAAATACTCCTAGTATAGATTCTTTGCTATAGTTTAGATTCTCTTGTGTATAACGAAACGTACCACTCTCGTGCACAAGCTGCCCTAAGAAATGCGCTCCACGCTCTGGATTCAAAGCGTAGTGGTCACAGATCTTCTTTGCAGTGTTGGGACCAAACGCACCGTCAGGTGAAGATCCTATCTTTTCCTGTAATGTTTTTAATGCTTCACTCATTTACAACCTCTTTTGTTCCACAAACACGTTCATATACCATATCGTCTATGTAGGCTTCTGCCCATTTATTCTCTGTGAAGGTACAGAATACCCACAGATCGTTTACATCATCATTCAACAAATTAATAATATCTTTTTGCGCGGATACTTGGCCTTGAAGATGTTCAATGTCATGGACGATGTTGCTTATGTACCACACTAAACCAACTAATTGCACAGCCATAGCAAAAACTAACGCAACAGGTATTTTCATATCAGCCATAATTACCTCTTAAAGAACTTCTGTACACCACGCACACCAAATGACGCTGATATGGCGATACCTAAACTGTAAAAATACCAGTCTGGTGCTTTGGAGAGTTGTTCAAAACCACTATCTACCCAACCCTCAGTGCCTGGAACAAACGCTAAAACAAGCGGGATAGACAGGACAATAACGAACCATTCGTCTTTCCAACTAGACTGAGATCCTTGCGCCATGATGCGTTCCCAATCAGCGACACTTGTTTCCTTACTAAGCATTATCTTAGCTTTGGCTTCTGCCTCTGTTAGCTTTAGCTTTGCACTTGCAGCTTGTGCCTGTGACTTTGCATCGAACCAACTCCCTGCTAAATTAGCTATTGGTCCTATCAATGACTGTAACATCAACAAGTTTCCTCCATCTTAATATTTGTTTTCTTAGCTTCAGACTTTGCGCTGTATGCATTGAATCCCATAAAAGCTGCGACCACTCCAGAAGCTGCTATGACATATACACTTGCTATATCTGTTATAAGACTTGCCGCTTTGTCAAATCCAAGTACTGAAGCAAGCAAGATGATGAACGGGTAGATCAACATTCCCATTAAAGCAAAACCTGTAAAACGTCGCTCTGCGTTACGCTTGAGATCCCGGTCAATCATCTCAAGTCGTCTATCCTCCAGAGCAATTTTATTCCACTCTGATTTCTCTATAACGCCATTGTTATTGGTATCTGCTTTTTCAAACTCTGTCATTTCTTTGACCTCGCATATGCAACCGCTATTCTTTTTTCCCGTGTGATTATAACAACTTTACCAGATTTGTCATATATTATGTATTTTCCACGCCGCTCAACTACAATCACAGTTCTATTTTAATACACACAACTTTTGATTTTTCGTTCGTTACAAGAACTTTAGCCTCTTCTTTTGCTAATTCGCACACCTCTTGTTTAGTATAACTTCCTACGTGATAATGTTCAAAGTCACCACCAGTAGCTGCGCTTGTTGTTAATTGAACCCAAAGTAAAACCCACATCTACCAACGCCCCTGCCATCTGCCTAAAAAATAAAAAGCAATAAACAATATTCCACCACTTAGTACAAAGATAAAAGCACCAATAGCAAAGTTGATAGCCGCATCAACTTGCTCCTGCTTACGATACAGTTCATCTTTTCTTTGCTTACGCATCTGGGCCTCTATCTGTAGGACTTCTTTCCATGCACTCGGCCCATAGTTCCAAGAGATATGATCTTTAATCTCTGCCCTCATCTGTTCCATTTTTTTCTTATTAGCAAAGATTTCTAGAGCCGTCTCTTCATCGGAGCCCTTAAACGTCTTCTTCCAAAACGGAGGATTCTTCTCACGTTCTTCAATGTTTGTGAAATCAGAAAAAGCCTTACCCCAGTTAGACAATTGACCTGTCATATCCTGAAGATCTTTCCCTGCGGCAATGGCAGACTTTAATCCTTTAAAAGCCCCAGTTGCCATCATGACACAACTGACGGGGTCCATTATCCCCTCCGCTGCGCCGCCTGACGCTGCACGTCAATGCGTTCACGGTTTACTTCGTTACGGTTCTGGGCAATGTCTTCTTGGCTTTCAATACGAGCAGCATCAGTTGCTGCACGTTGCTGCATCTTCTGTAGTTCCATCAGCATGTCACCTTGATCATCTTCTACTTTACGCTGTAGATCTTTTTCTTTCAGAGCCAACTCCTGCATACGGATCTGAACAAGTGGATCTGCCATTGGATCATTACCCGTTGGTAACAATCCAGGTAGAACCTCTGCCATAAGTTTTTCCATCTGCAAAGATATCAATGACTCCATCTGTGCAGGATCTTGCATATCCTGTTGTACTTTCATAATCTGTACTTGCGCTGCTTGCGGATCTATTGCTCCACTTTGCGCTGCAAGTTCTGCTTGTCCTATAATACCTTTTATTTCTTCCATCACCATCTGTCGTGCTTTTTGTGAAACATGCTCCATAATGTGTGAGTAGAACGTACCCATGACTTGTGGTGATGTCATAACAAGTGGTGTTTTCATAAACGCCATGTGTATACGGATGTGTATATCGTGATCTTGTTCTGGAAATGTATTTAATATTTCTCCCATCAATGCACGAGCATTCTCAATAGCAGGATCTAATGGCTGTGGTTGTGGTGGTGGAGGCAGTATCTCATCTATATTCTGTACCTCGAGGGCTTGGTACATCCGGCGATAAGCCGCGTGTAGATTGTGTACCTGTGGATTAGACTGAGCAAGCTGCAACTGTGTTTGTGCTAGTGTAACCCGTTGTGCCATTGAGAATATGTTTGGATCACTTACAGGAATAACGTCAACACGATTATCAAAGTCCTCTGCTTTGATCATTCGGTTACCACCCTCAACATCGTAAGGGTATTCTGGTGGTAGATTGTCACGGAAGATCCGCGCTAGTACACGGAACTCCTGTTTCTGTGAGTAGTGGAGCCGCTTGTGAATAGCGGACATGACTTTCATACCACGCTCTAGGAGAGCCACAGTCGTCCCTACAGGAGCCTGACCGTTCGCGTCGGCAGTCTGCTGGTCGGCAAGGGAAACAAAGCGTCTACCGCCTTCTATGAGCGCACCCAGTAGCTGTGCCAGCGTACCAGATGGTTCTTTGTATGGCAGCGGGATAATCGAATCCCGTATATTCCCGCCAGGTGCATCGATGTCCCGCCACTCCCCAGGCTGCAAAGGCTCGTCATCATTGCGAACCCGCACCCCTCTGGCCTTGAATCCTGCTGGGAGATTGGCAAGTGTACCTGCATCGATCAACTGTCGAAGGATACTCGTTGCCGCACGACCAAGGCCACCAATCATGTGGATCAGGCCAAAGCCATAAAAGCCTAGACCTGGCATAAACTTATAGTGCACAAAGTACTGTGTTTTCTTTGCAAGCCCCGCACCCTCTTCAAAGTTACGACGTATGCCTAGAATCTTCCCAGATCCCTCATCAATCGTAACAATGTAAGGAAGTGCTATCCCCGTTGGCTCTCCGTTTGGAGACATATCCTCAAAACCCTCAAGGTCTAGATCGACATGCATCTCTAGAATAGTGAACACTTCGTCTGTGTATGTCTTAGATGTACCTTGTATCTCGTCTATCTTCTGACGAACCTCGTCTTCACCCTCATCATACTTGCTTAGTTCTACATCTTTGTAGACCCCCGCGATTTGCATCTTGCGAACTTCATTCGCGTCCATGCGTAGAACATGCGTAACACGAGAAGCAGTCGCCAGATCCGATGCAGCATAAGGTACAACCAGATCCTGCGCCGGAATGAACTTAGATACCGCCCTTTGTTTTGCTTGATCAAAATATACTTTCTTAAATGTAGAACCAGACAACGGTAAATAGAATAACAACTGATCCATGTCTGGATCGAACTCTTCCATGACCTCCATAATCTGATAGTTCATAAAGTTCTTAACACGAGAAGCTTGTTCTTCTCTAGCTGCATCCTGTAAACCCAAGACTTGAGTCTTTACTGGACCACCAGATGGTAACAGTTCTTTATATGCTTGCGCTTGAAACTGAGTAACACTCTCCGCAATCAGGGGATGAGTGACTCCAGAAGCTCCTTCAAATGGCTGAGAGCGTTCCTCATGCTTGACACCAAGCTGATCAAGACCCTTAGTATAAGTCTCTTCCCACTCTGAACGAGACTCCATATCCTCTTCATAAGACCCCCTAAGATCCGTAGAAAGTTCTCCAAGATACCCATCATCTAATAACTCCGCTATGTTTGCGTCATGTGGAACCTGTTGCTCTTGCTCGGCTCCCATGAGAGCCTGTGTCAGAGCTTGAATAACTGCACCACCTTGCCCGTCAGGAATAACTTCCGCACCACTTTCAAAAGTTTCTGGTTGTGCAACTGATACATCAACTGACGCTTCAGTGGGTATCATGTCTTCGGGCCTGATTCCTGAATCTACTAGAGGTGGTAATGCCATCAATAATACTCCCGCTTCTTGCGATATTCTTCTTGTTCTTCATTCTCACCATGTAGAGAGATAAACCCTCCTTGGCGAAAACGCATTAATGCTAAAGTCATACTATCACAAAAGTCATCATGATCGCCATTAGGAAATGAAACAACTTCTTCTATGACTTCATCTGCAAATTTCTTGTCCGTTGGTGCCCATACTACACCCGCTTCAAACAATGGCGCAACCATGTGCATTCGCGTTACCTTATCACGTCCTTTGCCTGGAGCAAAGCCTAATGCAGGAATACCACGTAAACGCAACTCGTCAATCAACGGTGTACCAGTAGCTTTTGCCTCCACAAGTACCATATCTGGCTCCCAATACTCGTACTCTTGGTAGGCTTTCTCCTTTAATTCAGGGAAATTCCACCTACCCCGCTGCGCATCCATCAATACTATGTTGTCAGGGCCACCTTCTTCTGGTTCAAACACTCCCCAAGTAGTAATCGCGCTGTAATCAGCCGTTTCTTTCTTGGAAAACGCGGTATCATAGGACTGAAGTATGTATTTTACAGGGGGAATCTCTTCTTTTTCCCACGGTTGCCACCATTCCCGCTTAACTATGGCAGATTCGGACGTAGTTGGCGTTTGCTGCCACTGCGCATTCCATTTTCCCCACAGGAAGTGATGCTTTTATTCCCAGTAAAGCGTCTTTTTCCCAGAACTCAGGCCATAATGGGTCATCTGATGGTAGAATTGCAGGAAATTCCACCACTTCCCACTGATCTGCCATGACATCACTGCCCTGTGCCGCTATCAAACGACCTGTCAAGTCCTTTTTACCCCATCGAGTCATAACAATTATGATCGAACCACCCGGTTGAAGCCTCTGACGAGGTCCAGAAGTGTACCATTCATACGCATTGTCGAATGCGCTCTCGCTTAGAGCGTCCTGTTCCGAGTGAGGGTCGTCAATGACAAACAAGTCCGCACCACGACCAGTAACCGCAGCCCCAACACCCGCCGCAAAATACTCACCACCCTTGTCGGTTTGCCATTTACCCGCTCCTTTGTTGTCTTCTTTCAAGTTAGTATCAGGAAAGATGTCTTTATATTGTGGATCGTCTATAAGATCACGAACCTTGCGTCCAAAACGCACCGCAAGTTCCGTATTGTGTGTAGCTTGGATGATCTTGAGCTTTGGATTGCGCCCCAGAAACCAAGCAGGCATCAAGAAACTAGCAAACTCAGACTTAGAATGACGAGGTGGCATGTTAATGATCAAACGTTTTAACTTACCCTGCGCCACTTGCTCAAGCTTTTCCGCAATAACTCGATGGTGCCTGCCCTCAATGAAGTTCTCATACACATGATGAGCAAAGGGCATGAAATAATCTTGCGCTTTTTCACGCAGATCTAATGTTTTCTTAGCCTCCGTAAGGGCTAGTATCTCTTTCAGAGCTTCTTCTGGTAAGGCGTGTAAGTTCATGCGCTACGTGTTGTTGGTCTTACCCGACGTGTTGAAGTTACAGTCTTACGACGTTGACCTGGACTTGTCCGTCCAACATTACCCGACAAGCCTGTGTAAGCTCTTGTTCCCGCTCCCGCTCGTTGACGAGCCGAAGAAACCGTCTTCTGGCACATCGGTCCATCAGCCGTTTCAATCGTCGTATATCCTTCAGGACACTCAGTAATCGTGTTTCCATCCTTATCTGTTGTAATAATCGGTGGAACCAAGACATCAATTGGTTCTTCAACTTCTGGTTCTGGCTCAGGCTCTGGATCAACTTCGACTTCAGGTTCTGGCTCATCATACGGATCAATCTCAATCTCAACTTCTGGCTCAGGTTCAGGTTCTGGCTCAGGTTCAGGTTCTGGCTCAGGTTCAGGTTCTGGCTCAGGTTCAGGTTCTAATTGAACAACCACTTCTGGTTCTGGCTCAGGCTCAGGCTCAGGCTCAGGCTCAGGCTCAGGCTCAGGCTCAGGCTCAGGCTCAGGCTCAGGCTCAGGCTCTGGCTCAGGCTCAGGCTCAGGTTCTGGCTCAGGTTCTGGCTCAGGTTCTGGCTCAGGCTCAGGCTCAGGCTCTGGCTCTGGTTCACTTTGTGCCAATGCTTCTGCTTCTGCTTCTGCCCGTAAAGTAGTTGTTTGATCATCAATAGCTGTCGTAGTCTCATCAAAAACAGCAATCGCATTATCAAGATCCTGATTGGCATCAACCTCTGCTTGAGCACCTGTAGTAGTATTAATCAAGGTAGTAGTTCCATTCGCGTTAGGAATAACCTGAATGTTACTTCCACCGCCAATACCTGTGGCCTCATCGATTAGTGCATTCGATGTAGGTGCAGCGGGGATGTCTACTGGAATAGTCTCAGAACCAACTTTTCTAACTCCTGCATTTGCAACCATCTGTCCTAGTTCATCCATTGTAAGACCTGTTGATCCCTGTAAATTTTTCAGAACATTCTGATCTACACCACCTGTTGTAGCAACTAAGTCGTTAATGATCTCTTGTGCAGCCATAGCTTCCATGGCTGTTGCACCGCTTACATCCCCGACATTACTAATTCCGGCCTCTGCCATTGACTCTGCGGCTTCTTCGTATGCTGACTGTACACCTGGAGGACTTTGTGCAGGCTGACCTGCTGTCGCGCTAGTTGGAACAAAGGTGCTTGGAGAAGGAAGATTTGACACAACGGAACCAGATCCACCGCCCACTAACCCAAGTACACCACCAACGGCAGACTCACTTGCAACGCCACTAGCTGTTGGCGTAGTAGTCAAGCCACCTGTCTGACCTTGCAACGCCAATTCTAAACCTGCTGTTTCAAGTGGCCCCTCTTCTACAGCCTCTAAAACACCCGAAGTAATTACACCTTTCGGCCCTGATTTTAATAAACCAGGGGTAATTCCTGAAACTGCACCACTGATGAAGTTAACAGGAAGCAAGCCTTGTGATACATCGTTTTTCAATTGATTAGCTATTAACGCATTCTTTTCGGCCTCTGATAAAGATGCTGTAGCCGGATTTGCATTTACTGCTTTTAAATACTCCTGATATGGTTGAAGACCAGTAATTGCACCAGTTGCTACCGCGTCGTCTATTTCTCTGTTGGCTTGTGTCTGCGCCTCACCCCCCGCAAGAGTTGCGCCCAATACCGCGCCTGCTTTAGGATTAACTAGACCAGTTGCAATCGTTGCTACCGCACTTGGAGCAGTCAACGCTGTTTGATATAACAATGCTGTTGGGTCTAAACTTGTCTGACTTAATGCCAACGCATTTGGATCTTCACCTAATGGCGCAGCAAACCCTGGATCAACTTGTCCTTCCTTATAGCCAAACTTATCTGGAATACTAACAACTTCCGCAGCCAAGGCTGACTTCACATCGTCTGGTAACCTCGAAATTTTGTCCGCCATGCTTTGGTACTGTCCCGCAGCGTAATCATCAAGAACAGACTCCAAACCTGTTTGTGCCATTGGCACAGTCAAAGTCATTGGAACGTCAGGCTGCGTAACGTCATAGTTTCCAGTAGAATATGCATACGTTTCGTCCGCAAACCGATCCAACCCGCTTCGATCATCAATACCCGCCGACTGCAATTTATAATCAGGATTCAAAACCCGATCCCCAATTAATCCCAGATCTTGTGCCGTGTTTAAAGGTGTACTTACAAACAGTTGCTCTGCACCCGTTGCAGCCAACGCAGGTAAATAATCTGTTGCTCCAATACCAAAAACATTTCCAAAGTTTTGAAGAGTCGAAGGTTCCGAATCCGAATCCGTTGCGGCACTTCCTGTATACTTAGCTACTTCGTCCGCTAATCCCGCTTCTGTAAAACCGCCTACTGTTTCGTCTCCACCACCTGTCGGAGGCATCAATGCAGTTATATCATCGTCCGTAAGAGTATTACCTTCAATCAGATTCAATGTAGCAATCGCTTCGTCTAGTCCAACATTTCCCGCACCGATATCCGCTGTAAGATTGAGCAACGCCTCTGTAGTGTCATTGGCTCCAACAGAAGGTGATACTGTGGATGTAAGGCCTATGCCCGTCCCAGTAGGTGATACAATCTGATCACCCCTCGGATCGAGGGCATCTGGGCCTCCTCCGGCAGGTAATGCGCCAGGGGTAAACGTCCCAGGACCACCAGTCGCTATAACGCTTTCAATAGGGGCAGCAGGCAAAGCACCAGGAGCAAAGGTGCCCGGACCTCCCGTAGGTGTAAACGTATAATCAGGCGCAGCGTCTATAGCTTCCGTCGCTAACGCATTAATCTCGTCAACAGTTAAAACAGGGGTGCCATCTAGCGTCGTAGTCGTAACCTCGGGTATAGCTAAATCCCCAGGTTGCGCCACGGGGGGTTCAGCAGCAAGTTCCGTCGTGTACAGTTTTCCATTGAAGGTAAATGTCTCGTTACCCGCTGCTCGGTTCTCCGCAAACGCCTCGTCAAATGTCTGTGTCGCAGCAGGGGTATAAGTATAGGTGTTTGTGGCTGCATCAAATCCCGCAGAATCTACATCCGTGTCCGTAAATATATCCGTTATACTGCCCTGAAATTCCGAAGACCCACCCGCTGCCTCTACTTCGTCAGGAAAAAGTGTCTCCACGTTATCCGATACGTTAGCCCCGAATGTCGGTCCTTGGCTGTTGTCCTTCGGATCAATGCTGTAATCTCGCCCAAGAGCATTAGAGTTAGGGCTTTGAACTACGGCGTACCAGTCACCCTTTTCATCCTGCGCTACAGTTCCAACTTTTGCCGCTGCTGAAGCAGATAACTGAGTCCCGCTGTTATTATTATTATTGTTGTTGTTGTTAGAGGGCGTAGTGGTAGCCCCACCAGTATACGTCCCACTCCTGTCGTTAACTAACGCATTTAACTCCGCACCGTTGGTCTCCCACGGCTTGTCGCTAGACGCATAGATCTCGTTAATACGGTCTTGGTTGGTCTGGGTGTTGTTGTTGTTACCGCCACCACCGCTGTTGTTGTTACTGCTAGTATTTCCACCGCCACCACTAAAGGCATTACTTATAGATTTACATAAACCGCCCATCTCACAAACCTTTCCGCATTAACATGCCAACAGGAGAAAACCCTAATCTCTCCATTAAACCCATAGCCCGATTCTCAACCCCAGAAGTAGATCCAGTCTCCATCGATACCGCTCCTCGATCTCTAGCCCACGTTTCCATCATACGCATTAATCTCACCCCTGTCATCCCACCACGAGACTCTGGTATAATATACCATATATAATCCCCCGCAATAAGTGCCCTAGAATAAGGATACGTGGTCACCGCACCAATCAATACACCACACAATATACGACCCTTCCAAGCTAAAAATATTTCCCAATCCTTATCCTCAATCCAAGACAAAACCTGTTCGTGGGCCTTGTCCCAGTCAAAATCAACATAAGACTGACTGCTTTCTTGCTGAAACCTTCTCCAAATGTGCGTCACGTCCAAAGAATCATCAACCGTAGCCGTCGAATACTCCATTACTTACCCCGATACAAACTCTCTATTCCACCAGGTGTCGAATACCTCTTGATGTTCCCTAAACCCGGAATCCCCGTTCCACTCAACGGACTCATCCGACCACTCCTACGTGTCCGAGTAAGAGGAGGCGGAGCCTTCAAAGGCAAAGGCTTCGGATTCAAAAAATCCATGATCCCCTTGCTAATCGCATCCATCCCCCGCTTGTCCGCTACCTGCGGTACAAGACCCGTGGGCCGTGGTTTGGGTTTAGTCTGAACTTCCTTCCCGCTCATAACTTCCGCCGCGTACTTCTGTGCCGCATTCGATACCGTGCCCTTGTTCACGTTCCCCGGACCACCGTTATACGCCATCAATGCCTTGTTATAATCCCCGTTGTACTCTTTTACCAACGCACCCAAATACTCCGCGCCAAACCGCAAGTTATCAATCGGATCATTCCGATCACTGATAGGCTTAACCCCGTACCCCGGATCAATGCCCGTCTCCAACATAATCTGAGTATAACCAAGCTCACCGTTAGCACCCTTCGCATTAGGATCCCAACTGCTCTCCCTCGCAATCAATCGAGTAAATACCTCTGGATCAACACCATACCGCTCCGCCATCTGCGAAGCTACACGCCTGTGCCTGTTGTTCTCGGACATCTAGGATTTAACCTCGCTCCTTGGTTCTGGTGACACTTTACAATAAACCCAAATGAAAATACACCCGTAATTTTTTCTGGGGGCTAGGGAACCTAGTTGTTGAGTAGTTGTTGCCCCAATGGAATTATCCCCGAATGAATTTACAATACCAATATTATAGACAGTATTGTGTGCTATGCACCCTCTATATATGGGGGGGTGCCCCTTGCTGCGTTGCAGCAATCGTGCCGCAGCGCGGCACAGTAACCCCGAACCTTGGTCGAATTAATTTGAAATTAATTAAAATAAATCTTGTAGAGCACTTGACTTTTACTTGTAGATGTTTATCTTGTTACTTGTAACAAGAGTTACACTTTAACTAGAAAGGAAAGACAATGACTAAAAGAAATCTAATCACAGAACTTGCCGAAGTAGAAACTGGTATCAAGCTTCTACAAAAGAAACGTGAGGCATTACGTGAGGAAGCAATCATGAAAGGTTGGGCAATGTGGAAGATCACAATCTCACAGAGAGCGCCATCACTAGCATGGTGGAAAGAGCACCGCCCAAGTACTTGGCAGAAACACGTTAAGAGTACCGAAGTAAAAAGGTTCGAGATAGTTTAAATAAACACTTGTAGCCCGACAACAATCGGGCTACAATCAAACTGTTCAATTAGAAAGGAAAGAACATGCCTAAGAATAAATTCGGAAAGAAACGTGATCAAGATAAACCATACGCAGTATATGCAAACAGCCAAGGTTGGGTATGGAAAGTTCTCAAAACCTACAAACATTCTAGTTCTGAAGCAAAAGATCCATACGCTCGATGGTACGTCGCAGCTACATCGCCTATGATGTTTGACGGAGGTTACGAAGAGGGAGACACCTATGCCCGTGAGATCACACAGTTCGGGCAACTTGTAGATGCCGATCCAGAATGGCGAGACGAGTACAACGTCTAAGCATATCAGAGATGAGCCAGGAAACTGGCTCATCCGTGATGCGCTTGGCATCTTAACTAGAAAGGAAAGACAATGGGAAATAGAGCAACAATAGAAGTAAAAGACAGCATGGGGGATTCGTTCCCGTGCTATGCTTACGTGCATTGGGACGGGTCTCCCGAGCGAGTGATTGAGGTAGTAGTGAAAGCTGCGCCAAGAATGCGCCATAATGATTGCCAGTATGCACTGGCTCGATTGATTGGCACGTACCACCAAGAGATAGACGGTGGTCTATCGCTAGGTATAGTTCAACACAAGGAAGACTTTGATAACGGGCACTACGTGGTCGATATGTCAAACGGGAAGATCACAAACGGAAAAGAACTGATCGCCAAAGATATAGATTTCGGACAGTTCTAATGATCCACGCTATCCAGACACTAATTAACTGGATCCAGGGCAGACCATCGTCTGCCCTCGAGGATCTACTAGGCGGGATTGCGCTATTCGTAATCCTATTCGCTGTAATCTTTTTATTGTATGGCGCAGCTGTAATGTAACACTAATCCCTGGCCCAGGGTTACCGGGCATTTCCTTTCGATAGCCCTGGGGCCGCAAGGCCGCAGGGCTTTTGAATATATAAACACAGGGCCGCAGAGTCGCAGGAATAAAAATATATTTTACTTGTTGTTTACTTGTGGCCGGTGTATAATCGGACTGTTAACTAGTAAGGAATTAAACATGAAATCAGCTATCATTTACAACGGGCCTAGCTTATTGGATGATAAACCAATTGTAGTTATTGCCACCTATTCCAATCGGAATACTAAAACGGGAAAGGTCGTGCAAACTTATATATTGCGCGAAGATATAAACCCACTTGAAGCGTCGAAGACTGGCGAAGATTATTCTATTTGTGGCGATTGTCCAATGCGTGGCGAAGTTACAACGGATCCAGAACGCAAGCAAGCAAAGGGTCGCAAGTGTTACGTCAATCTAGGGCAAGGCGTTTTAATCGTATGGAAAGCATACAAGCGCGGAGTTTATCAAACGGGAGACGCGGCAACAATGGGTCGTGGTCGTTTCGTTCGCATTGGAACCTATGGCGATCCTGCCGCCGTTCCGTCGCATGTTTGGGATAACCTTTTATCCGAGTGCGAAACGTGGACGGCATACACTCATCAAAAACCATGGCGACCCGACATTGCAATGCAAAGCGCGGATAGCCACGCGGAAGCAGTTATGCATTGGAAGCAAGGTCGTCGGACGTTCCGAGTTGTCGCGGATCTAGGCCAGATCGACAAGGCAAACGAAGCCCTATGTCCGGCATCCAAGGAAGCAGGGCGACGGGTGCAATGCACCGCCTGCAAGCTATGCAAGGGATCGAGCCTTGCAAAATCAATTGCCATAGTGGAGCACTAAATCCTGGGGGAGCTGCGGCTCCCCTTTACACTTGCCCCAAGGCACAAGCACATATACACTAGGCCGCAGAGTCGCAGGGCCGCAGGGTCGCAGAGATCCGGCGCTCTAACCTGGGCCGCAGGGCGCAGAACAAAGACGCAGGGTTCGTGAACCGCGAACCTTGAGCCGCAGAGATCCCACCCTGTATCAAATCAGCCCCCTGATCACCGTCAAATAAAATTAGATCGCGTTCCTTGAGGCTCTTTACTAAGAAGAAATTTGCCCCACCTCGTACCCAATATGCTGTATTCCAAGCAACTTGATGAGCAGAGATTGCTACTGCATTACTTTTGGATACTTTCAATTCACACCAGAACGGCAACCCATCCCAGATGAAATGCACATCAGGAACACCGCCCCCATGCACGTTTTCAATCCGCGTTGCGAAGCACTTCTTCGGTAGGTTCTGTCTTAGTGTGCTCCAGAAGTTCGCTTCCTGACCCTTGCTCATCTGGTGTAATATCCTTGTAGTCTGCATCAATCTGGAATGCTTGCGGATATTGTTTTTGTAGTGCCGCAAGTCTTGCTGTAATCTCATCCCTTGATAGTTGATCAATGGTATTGATTGTCTCTCGTCTGTCGATAGTCAGACCACCCAAAGCAGAGCGGATCTTCTCCGCATTTATAGCAGCAGAGAACTGCCCTGCATCTTCAGCACCAAGAGATAGAGAATGTAATCTTTCAAGTTGACCGATGGTTGTCACACCATACCGACGCTCTCGTTCTTGCCTCAACTCTTGGACATACTCCACAACGTGGGGATAATCTCTGCCATTTAAAAGAACAGATGCTTGTTTCGATGCAAGTTCTGGAGCATACCCTGCAAGTCTAGCACATTCTGCATTAGAGTAGATGCCTTCAACTATTTTTCGAGCGAATGTCATCTGCCTGTTGGTAAGCTGACGGTCATGTTCAGCCTCCACTTTTTTCTTTATAGACCCCATTTCTACATCCTGTGTTTTCAACAACCATACTGCAACTAATCAAGGGCATCAAATACATTTCTTAAAATAAAGTGTAATCATTTAGCCTCTTTTGTAATCTACCGTAATCATACCGAGCTATATAAATAAGGTCTTGATTACGCCGTTTACAAAGATTACGCCATTTCAGATTTGAAAAAAAAAAAAAAATAAAATCTCTGGCAAAGCGTATATACTGTAATCAACGTAATCATAATTATTTTCTTGACAGTATATTTTCCCTCAGATAACTTACAAGTATTCAACAACTACGAAAGGAATTAACAATGAACTTAGAAATGAAATCAATCAAGCACTTCGCATCTGGCAGTGAAGAAACATATTGCTACACCGCAGTCGTATATCTGGATGGCAAACCATTTGCTGATGTCAGCAACGATGGTCATGGTGGATGTGACCGTGTGCACCCTCATGACAAGACACCATTTACCAAGGTTCAAGGTGCATGGCGCAAGAAGTATGATGAGATAGAAGAGTACTTTGCATCACTACCTAAAGTTGATGTTGGCAAGTACCAATGGTCACCTGAAGGTTTTGATCAGAAGTTTGAGTATTGGTGTGCGGATCAAGTGTCTAATTTCTTGACTAAGAAAGACATGAAGAGACGTTTGAACAGATGTGTCGTTGCTCAGATCAAAGAAGATGGGGAACTGAAGGTTGTTGAGTGGAACAAACCGAAGGGTAAACCTGATTGGCTTTTGAAAGAACATATTAAGAAAGAGTACACAGACATTACCATCTTGAATGATCTATCCGAAGCGGATGCATTAGATATTTGGAGGACAGTGTAATGCCTAACTGGTGTGAGCAAGAGGTTTATATTCACGGTGAGACGAGCATGGTTACTCATCTTTACTGGGAACTAAAAGAGCGCAAGCGTTTCTGTGATGTGGTCTGTCCGATACCTTTAGAGGTTATCGGGCAACCGCACGATGGCAAGAGCACATCTCCACAATGGGATTGGAGGTGCAACAAATGGAATACGAAATGGGATGTTAAAGATATTCTGATTAAAGAAGAGCTTGTGCATGGTGACGATCACTATCCTATCCCGACATCATATTTCAGATTTGTGTGCAAGACGGCATGGGATGCACCTATTTTTGTGTGGGAGAAACTGCATCGGTTGGGCATCGAAGTCCAAGCTGAGTACGAGGTCGAAGGAACGGATGTCGTTGGTGAGTTCACGTTGGGTGAGCACCATTGTCGGACATTGTCGGATGAAGAGATCAAGGAACGAGAAGCGAGATGGGAGGAAGAGAATGCATAAGGTTGATCCGATAGAGATTATGTTGAGCGATATCTTTGACAAGGTATTTTATAGCAAGGATCAAGAACCGAGCCGCAAGGTTTGCGAAGACTGCGACGGTGATGGATGGTATGAGGCTGAGTATCCTAGACCACAAGGCTTCAACCGAGACGTAGGGTATTTGGATACCAGACGTGTGGAGTGTGAATGGTGCGGTGGCACTGGAGAACTGGAGGTCGAAGATGACTAAGCGGATACACGAACTACCAGTGGGGCACATGTATCTTGTGCTCCCGAATGGAGCGGCTGCTCAACTCAACTACATGGACGTGAACACGTTGCAAGTTGCGTTGGATCATCTGCAAGAGCATCTGAATGATTTGGATGTGTCACGAGATCCGAGAGAAAAAGAGATGCGCAAGGCAGAATTGGATAGCGTGGACTTTCTCAAGGAGTTGGTGGGAGACGTAAAAGAATGAGTGCCTACTATAACGAGATAGATCCTTATGCTGCGGCATGGTTACGAAACTTAATTAGAGATGGTCACATTGCCGATGGTGTGGTCGATGAAAGGAGTATATCGGATGTCAAACCAGAAGAGCTTTATGAATTTACTCAATGTCACTTCTTCGCAGGAATTGGAGTCTGGAGTCGTGCCCTCAGACAATCGGGATGGGAAGACGACAGACCCGTCTGGACGGGATCGTGTCCTTGCCAACCTTTCAGCGGTGCAGGCACGAGAAAAGGGATGGCTGACGAGCGGCACCTCTGGCCTCACTGGTTTCACCTCATCGAAGAGTGCCGACCTTCAACAGTCTTTGGAGAACAGGTTGCGAGTAAAGACGGACTTGGTTGGATCGACCTTGTACAAGCTGACATGGAAGGAGCGGATTACGCCCTCGGGGCTTTCGATCTCTGCTCTGCGAGCTTCGGTGCACCGCACATCAGGCAAAGGCTTTGGTTCGTGGCCGACACCGACAACCCGAGATCACAAGGGTGGATACCAAGGGGGTCGGATACGCAACGGCAAGATCAGCACGGACACGTTGGACGTAGCGGCACAACTGACGGGGTGGCCGACACCGAGAGCGAACTTAGTTCATCCCGAGATCACGGAACAGAACCGAGACAAGTTAGCGAACCGCAACAAATCCAATCTGGAGGAAGTGGTAGCGGTACTGTGGGGATGGGCGACACCGACCACAGCGGATCACAAGGGAGCGGCGAAACCAGAGTCGGTCAAGGAGTGGAACAGTCGGGGTCACAATCTGGCGGAGCAATCTCAGATGTCGGGGTGGACAACGCCATCGGCAACGGACGGAACGAGGGGAGGTTCGGGGATCACGGATCGAATGACGGGGAGCAGTCTGACCCAGATGTCGAAGATGGCAGGGCCAATGAGACTAACGGCGCGTGGTCAGATGTTGACTGGCTCTTGTGCCGAGATGGAAAGTGGAGGCCAGTTAGACCCGAGTCATTCCCGTTGGCTCATGGGGCTACCGCCCGAGTGGGACGCCTCCGCGCCTACGGCAACGCCATCACAGCGCCAGTCGCGCAAGGGTTAATCGAAAGTTACATGGAGGTTCGATGATGGACGACAAAGAATTAGATCGCTTATGCGAGATAATAGGATCACTTGTGATCGCTCAGTTCGATACTCAAGACGAGTACCGAGAAACAATTAACATGATATTTCATGAATTTAGAAAGGAGGATAAAAATAGTTGTTGACATACAACTTATCAACATGTCACAAACAATACACTTTTAATTAGTAAACAACCATATAAGGAGAAAAAATTATGGCAACTAAGAAAGTACCACAAGAAGCAACACTAGAAATTCAACCATTGAAAAGAGGAAGAATTAAGCTTCGCATGATGGGCACGACCCCATTATATTTCAACAGCATGAGCAGCAAGGCCATGCGTGATCTTTTAATCGGTGGCGGCAAGAAGACAGCCGCGCAACGTAAGGAGATCAAACACAACCCAGAACAGGAGTTCCGAGATTCGGTGTACAAGAAACCGTTTGGAGAAACTCTGTTATGTTTTCCTGCTCCAGGGGTCAAGGGCGCGATGGCGACGGCGGCATTGGAAACGGACGGTATAACCAAGACCAGTGTTCAGCGGTTGATTTTTCTACCACAAACCCACGTTCAGATCTGGGGTACACCGCAACTCAAGATTGACATGGTTCGATCTGCGGACATGAACAAGACCCCAGACATGAGAACCCGTGCGTATCTACCTCGGTGGTGTGCAGAGGTTGACATTGCGTATGTTCAGCCAACGCTCAGTCAGTATTCGATTGTATCGTTGCTGACAAACGCAGGCTCGATTGTTGGAATTGGAGACTTCCGACAGGAGAAGGGGCGTGGTTCGTTTGGTACGTTTGATGTGCTGACAGAAGACAGCATGGGCGACTACCAGAAAGACTGGGATGAACTCATGAAAGAGGGACGCGATGTTCAGCAAGAGGCATTGGACAACCCAGTGTATGCTGACGAGCAGACCAATGAGTTGATGCAGTTCTTGGATGAAGAACGATCACGAAGAGACGTTACTCTCATAGCTGCGGAATAAAAAAGGATCGGGGGCCGAGTGCCCCCATCTATTTGGTCAAGGTTAGACGGTCTGGGCGAGGTGCGGTCGAGCACGTTCGGTTAGGGCGGGGTACGGTCTGGTTGGGTCAGGCGGTCTGGGTGTGTTACGACGGGATGCGTTGTGTTTTGGTACGTTAAGGCAAGGACAGGCGGGTCAAGGCGGTCTGGGTGAGGTCCGTTGAGATCAGTTATGTTGTGGTCCGTTTTGTTGCGGTAAGTCGGTCGGCGCGGGGTTGGGTATGTTATGGGTGTTTGGGTAAGTCGGGTTGAGGCGGTCAAGACAGGGCAGCTTTCGGCGGGGCGTGGAGAGGTCAGGTTGGTCAAGGCGGTCGAGGTGTGTCGGGGTCAGGTGTGTTCGGTCGGGGTCCAGTCAGGCGAGGCGGTCGGGGTGCGGTAAGGTCAGTTCCGTTAGGTCACGTTAAGTTAGGTCATGTTAAGTCAAGGCGGTCTTGGTTTGATGGAGTACGGATCGGTATGGTCGGTTCGGTGCGTCATGGTATGGCGGTCGCGTTGCGGTGCTACGGGTCTTGGTATGCCTAGGTCCGGCAAGGTACGGCGGTCAATTAACAGCTAATAGAAGGAGAAAAAATATGGCTGGTTTTCCAAAGAAAGAACGTCAAAGAATTATTGACGAATACTTGGCGGCGTCAGGTCGCAATATGTTTGTACCACATGAGTTTGTGGATTGGTTAGGTGTACAGCCTGATCATGAGGCTTACGAATGGTTTTATGGTATGGATGATATAGAAGCTGCGAGACAATATCGAATTGGTTTGGCTCGTCAGATGGCAAGTGGACTAAGGATCGTGATCAAAGAATCACAAGAACAAGAACAACTTCCGATTATAATAAAGACCAGGGAATATCCTGCGTTGATCTCTCCGAGAGAGAACAGAAAGAACGGTGGTGGTTATGTGGCTTTTGATCCTGACAATGAGAACGATCAACAAGAACTCAGAAGACAGGCCGCAACATCAATGGCTGCGTGGCTTTCACGTTATCGTGGATGTGCGGAAAGTTTTGGGTTAGACTTAACACCATTAGAAGAAATCACTCAAGCATTGAGAGGAGTAGAAGATGATCAAAGAATTTTGGAAGAAGCTAACTAGCAAGAGACAAAACAACAAGGCACTTACTCGGAAGGAGCAAGTCCTGGCTGAACTCGATCGAGGCCCAGGAACCGCTCGGCAACTCGCAGACCGGATGGGTTTAAAGCTATCGATTGTGCGTCCGCAGCTATCTGCTTTGCACAACAAAGGTTTGATTCGGGATACTAATATAGACGCAGGAGCCGAGGGCGTGTGGGAGGTGGTCAAGGATGTTTAAACTTTTTTACACGTTGCTCATCATTGAGTACGTTGTTGAAAACCAAGACGTAGCAACGTCTGTTATTTTCCCGAGTGAAAAGGCTTGTTACGATGCCATGGGTGATGGTGTTCTTGATAACCTGTACGATATCCTTGCCGATACTTACGGCAAGGAGATCATGATGCACTGCAAGAAGACACCGTTTATGTCAGGTGTAAAGAAACCTGATATCAAACCGAAGGTGAGACCAGATGGGTGATGAATCACTAAGCCCTGCACAGAAGTTTGAGTATCGTTTCTTAAAACAACAGGTCAATACGTTGGAGGAAGAGCGTTATAGATACGATGCCCGACCTAACATACAACAAGATTTGTTTCATGCACGAGAGGATTTAAAATCTTTTGTGTCTAAACTTAGAACGAACGGAGTGAAGATATGATTAAGATACCTCACACTACAGCGTTTGAAGAGTACTATGCTGCGGCGTGGAAAGCGCAGAATGAAATTGATATGCAGACTAACCCGAGGATCTTTGCGAATGTACAAGAGAACAAAGGTACGTCGTCCCCTAAACAAAAGCAGTTGTCCAAGCCTGCCATGACGGTAAACAACTTATTAAAGCATGGCATGGAAAGGGGAGACGTTGCGAAAGCATTACACATGGATGAGGTGGACGTAATTATTTTAATCAATAGGTTTGATCTTCCTCGTGAGGACGAGACTCAACCGAGAACCCGCCCCCGAAAAGGAAAATAAATGGACGAGAGACTAGATTCAATAGCAGAATTACTACGAAACAAACAAAAAGAACTTGACGATATAGAGTGGGACAACCCGCAAGATCCGAGGATCGAGGCTCTAGTTCGTGAGATTCTAGAATACAAAGAGAAGTTTAGTAAAGGAGAAATATATGACCCACGTTTTTGATATAAGCAACACAAGGAAGCAGCAGATAATTGTTGAATACATAACGGATACTGGTAGTGGGTTTGCAGTTAATCCACAAGGTGAGCAAGTGTTTATGAATGCTCGTCTTGTGAATGCAATGAAGGTAGAACCTGGGGATTCTTATGATGCATTCTTGTTGCCAAACTACCCAGATAAACGCGAACAGATACCGTGGAGAGCTATGCGAGTTGAGCCGATAGAGCTTGACCTGGACACGACCCATGTGAGGTTGGATTCGTTGGTCAACAGGATAGTAAAATGGATGGCAGACTCTGATCCAGGTATACCTTTTACTGTATCGGAAGTTGCAGAAGGGGTGGACGAGGAGCTTGAAGTTGTGCAACCGCTGCTCGAAATGAATCAACAGTTATTTTTCAAAACAGATGCATACATATTGCTTCCTACCGACAAGTAGTATATAACTGTGCTACAATAAAGGAGCAAGAAGATGGTTAAGAAGAAGGAAGAACGCAAGTACTGCAACGTGGCTCTGTTACCAGAGGATCATGACATGCTTAATGCGTTAGCAAACGAGGATCAAAGGAGCATGACGCGACAGTTGTCGGTCATAATTAGAAAAGAGTATGCAAAAGTTTTTGAATCTGCTAAAGTTTAGATATGCTCGAAACTAAAGGGGACGTTGCTCCATACGTTCCCTTATTTTTTCTTAGGCCATTCACCTTTTTTATATCCACGCACTTCGGCTATGCCTGCTGACCCTCTGGGTTTGAGGTTGGAGCAGAATGCTTTGGCTACATCGTAGCTCAGTCCTGTCATCTCAGATAATTCTTTAGCTGCTGTTTCGCGGGAAGCGTATCCAGTTGCACGTTCTTCCATTATCTTAGTTATCTTCTTGGGGTCAAAGTCAGCCACTCTCTTGCCTCTTCTCCTAGCACTCGTGCTCCGATGTCGATCTTATTGCGGAGAGCTTCGACAATCTTCTCATCGATTGTGCCCTCCGATACTAGATCTATGTATGTCACATTATTCTTTTGACCAATGCGGTGTGCTCGATCTTCAGATTGAATGCGTGTCTCCAGGTTAAAGTCGTTGGCATAGTATATCACGAGATCTGCTTCGGTCAAAGTCAGTCCGTATCCGGCGGTGGCAGGATTGCCCACGAAGAATCTGAGCCGAGAACCGGGGGTCTGGAATTGTTGCACGATAGACTGGCGTTCATCGTCTGTTGTGTCCCCGTAGTATGCAGCAGCTGACCCTTCACCAAACTCTTTGTTCAACATTTGAGTTATCTGTATTATGTCGTATCGGAATCGTGACCAGATAATTACTTTACCGTCGTGCTCTTCCAAGATTTCTTTGAGTGCATCCATCCGGCGTGACGGAAAGTATTTCATCTCGCCATCATCAGTCTTCAGATGTCCAGATAGAACCTGTTGTATGCGTAGCATCTGGGTAATTACAGCGGGTGCAGATACAATCTCGCCATCCTCGAACAGAAGCATGGCCTGTTGTTGTAGCAATGAGTACATTCTAAACTGCTCATCGGTAAGCGTCACGTACCTGGCGGTGTAGACTTTATCTGGTAGATCCAAGCAGTCTTTCTTGAGCACCCTGTATGAAAAGGTATCGATCTTTTCTGTCAGTTCATCGAGGTTCTTGTAGCCGACGATCTGTTGGAAAGACTTGGCACCCATGGATCTGCGTTGCAGTACAGCGTACCTACCTTGGAATGTATAGAAAGATTCATGACCCATGAGTCCTGGTCGGAGGAACTCTGTCTGTGAATATATATCTAGGGGTGACTTGGTTATCGGTGAACCTGTCAGCAACCGTCGATACTTAAACTGTGAGGCAATCTTGAGGAGTGCCTTGGTTCGTTTAGCCTTATGGTTTTTGATCGTCGTTGATTCGTCTATGGCAATCAGTCCATAGTTACCGAATGTACGAGCCATCCATTCGCCTGCTGTCTGACCTTTCTTTGTGGAGAAGGACTCCACGTTCATGACAAAGATCGTCAGCCCTGCGAAGTTATCTTTGACTGATCGCATTTCTTCTGTCTGTTTCTTGTTGGCAGATGCGACCCATCGGATTACTCTATGTGGTATGTCATCAGACATATGCTCTGGGATTTCTTTGGCTACCCAGTTACGATACACACCCTTTGGTGCGAGGACTAAAGCAAAGTTTATTTGCCCGTCGAGGAACAACATACCCAGGTTGTCGATCAGAACTTTGGACTTGCCAGTTCCCATCTCCATGAAGTAACCGTACTCTTTACGGTGCACACCATTGCGTAACGCATCAAGCTGATGGTCAAATGGTTTTAATTTAAAATTGTACTTGACAGTCATCACATATCTCCAGTAGAGTCCACCTTACGGATGGCAAAATGGTTTGTCAACCCAGTCCTGAAGAGGAGAAAACTTATGGATGAAATATTTGAAGACTACTTTGACGAAGGAGATGCACTCTCCCAAGTCGATACTGGAACAGGAAGACAATTGAGTGATCTTGTTCGCAAGCTGCGTGACATCGAGAACCAAATCGAGGACGCGGAACAGCATTTGAAAGCCGTCAAGCTAGAAAAGCACAAGCTTTCAACTGAAAACATTCCTGCACTTATGGATGAGATGGGTATGGATCGGGTAGACGTGGACGGGTTGACTGTCACACGTAAGATGATTGTACATGCATCGATACCATCGGATCGCAAGGAAGAAGCATTCGCATGGCTGCGTGAGAATGGATTGGATGACATCATAAAGAACGATGTGACCTGTTCGTTTGGCAAGGGCGAAGACAATCTAGCAGGGGACGTTGTAGGTATCCTGCATGAGAAGGGCTTTGATCCAAGGACTAAGACCCATGTACATCCATCCACATTGAAAGCGTTTGTGAAAGAACGTGTCACGGATGGTAGACCAATAGACCTCGATATGTTCGGGGCATACATCAACAACGCAGCAGAAATACGGAGGAAAGCGTAATGGCTAATGCAGTAGCAGCAGTTAAAGGTGTGGAAGTAAGCACCGATGTAATGGAAGACATCTTTGAAACAGCAGGAGAAGGTGCATCCTTTGACAGTTCCGAGATGCAGATACCGTTTGTTCGGATCTTACAGGCAATGTCACCACAACTCAGCAAGAAGAAGCCTGAGTTTATCGACGGTGCTTCTCAAGGGGATCTGTTTAATACAGTGACCAATCAGTATTGGGAAGGTGAAGAAGGGGTCACAGTGATTCCTTGTTACCAGACTACCAAGTACCTTGAGTTTGTTCCGCGTGAACAAGGGGGTGGGTTCCAAGGTGAGATACCTGCAAACGATCCAGTCTTAACCAAGACCACACGAGAAGGATCAAAAGAGATCCTACCCAATGGTCACGAACTTGTTAAGTCGGATCAGCATTACTGTCTTGTTGTTGACGGTGATGGTTCATTTCAACCAACGGTGATCGACATGAAGTCAAGCCAGTTGAAGGTGAGCCGTCGTTGGAAGACACAGATTGCAATGCAAAAGGTTAAGCACCCAAAGACAGGAGCAATGGTTACTCCTGCGGTGTATGCCACCATGTGGAAACTATCCACGACTGAAGAAACCAATGACCAAGGTACGTGGGGCAACTACCAAGTATCCAAGGTTAACCTGGTTAACTCTCGTGATCTGTTACAGGAAGCTAAAGCTTTCCGTGAGTCGATCATGGCGGGTGAGGTTAAGGCTGTTAAAGAACCAGATGCTCATGACGGTTCTGTAGATGAGGACAACGAAATCCCCTTCTAGTTAACAGTCTTGGGGGTTGACGTTTTGTGTGACCGAGTCCGGGCCGCGTCCGATGTCTTCCCCCACTTTTAATCTCAACAGGAGTCGAGCATGTCACTTCATAAAAGAATGCTGTCAGCCTTTGAAGGATCGAAGGTTGCGCATGGCACCACTACAGTTGGACGCATTGGTCGCAATGGCAAGGCTGATGCTGAGAGTCGTATTGTACGGGAGCCGCTCACATTAGAACTTATGCAAGGACACATCCAGGGTGAGCAGGGTGTCGGGGCAATCCCGATCAACGAAGATAACAAGTGCAAGTGGGGTGCGTTGGACATAGACATATATGATCTAGACCACAACGAACTCCAAGCGAGAATACAAAGACAGAAGCTACCGCTGCTGCATTGCAGATCCAAGTCAGGTGGAGCACATCTGTATTTATTCTTGGAAGAATACGAGCAAGCCAAGGTTGTCCGAGAGTATTTACTAGAGATGGCTGTAGCCTTGGGGCACAGTGGCTGTGAGATATTCCCGAAGCAAGATAGGATCCTGTCTGAACGTGGAGATGTCGGGAACTTTATTAACCTCCCTTATTTCAATGCTGAGATACCACAGAGGTATTGCTTCAATGATAAGGTTGAGGCCATGGAACTGAAGGAGTTCTTGGATGCCATAGAAATCAGGCGAACCTCAGTAGCTGTACTTGAGAAAGGTCGAACCAAGAAACCCCGAAAGTACTTCAAAGACGGACCTCCTTGCTTGCAACATCTGTTCTCTGACGGCGCGACTGGAGAAGAACGCAACAAGAAACTGTTTATGATCGGTGTGTACTGTCGGATGAAGCACAGTGACAACTGGAAAGCAGAGATGGAAACTTTTAACCAGACTCTGTGTTCTCCACCGCTCGATGCCAAAGAAGTTCTGGCATTACAGAAAAGCCTGGAGAAAAAAGAATACTTCTATACCTGCGAACAGGAGCCGTTCAAAAGTTTCTGTGACAAGGAACTGTGCCTGTCTACAAAGTATGGTGTCGGAGATGCAGGGGCCGAGTCTCTTGAGATCGGAAGCTTGCAGATCATCCTATCGGAACCGCGCCTGTATTTTCTAACGGTGGCAGGGAAACGTATCCAGTTAAACACGGAGCAGCTACAGAACCAAAGCCTGTTTCAACGTGCGTGTATGGAGCAAGAGCAACTTGTGCCTCCGACTATCCGCCCTGCTAAGTGGCAACAGCTACTACAGAAGCTGTACTCAGAGGGAGTTAAGTCCGAGGTGCCGGAGGAACTAACCGTGTTCGGAGAGTTCAAAGCTTTGTTGCGTCAGTTCTGTACCAGTAGGATCCGTGCTATGCACCCAGAGGAGATGCTGCAAGGTAAACCATGGACAGATAACCAAGGGTATACATCCTTTACAATAGCAGGGCTGATGGAGTTTCTATTTAACAGAAGGTTTACGGCTTACACCAGGGCACAGGTGCAGGAACAATTGAAGAGATTTAATGACAACCATGAATGTCATGGTCACAAAAATATTAACAAGGAAGATGGATCAAGAACCACGGTGAGAGTTTGGTGGGTGCCATCATTTGAGAACAATGAAATGGATCTGCCAGTACAGGAGATAGATAATGACATACCGTTCTAGTTTTATGAAAGCTAAAGATGTAGCAGACTGGCTCGGTGTATCCGAGTCTGCCATATACAAATGGGTAAATGACGGGGACTTTCCTAAACCCTACAAGCTTGGCAACGCTGACGCTCAACGTGCAGCGAGTCGGTGGGATCGGGAGGAAATCAAGCAGTGGTTGGAGAAGCGTCGTGATACCTAATGCAACCCTGATACTTGGGCCACCCGGTTGTGGTAAGACTTACACGTTAATCGAAAGAGTGCAGGAGAAACTGCAAGAAGGGGTACACCCATCACGTATAGGTGTGGTATCGTTTACTACCAAAGCTATCGGGGAGTTTGTTGATCGAGCATGTGCTAAGTTCAACCTGACTAAGAATGACTTTCCGCATTTCAGAACTCTCCATGCCACTGGTTATCACGGACTGGGCTTGAAGAGTACTGATGTCATGGACCGAGAGGATTTTAAAACTCTTGGTCGCATGTTGGGGGTGGCGTTTGATGGAGCAGATGCCACCTCCATTGACGATGGTGTTACGATACCACCGATAGGAGGATCGGGAGCCAAGTATCTACAGATTATCATGCGGTCAATCTATCGGGAAGAGTCCTTGGACTTTGAGTATAACTACGAAGAAGACTACACTTTGGATTACTCTAAGTTGGTTCAGATTCATAATCAATTAATTGAATATAAACTCAAGACAAACAAAATAGATTTCACTGACATGATCTCCAAGTACATAGAGATTTGTGAAACACCCAACCTTGATCTATTGATTGTGGATGAAGCCCAAGACCTGACACCATTGCAGTGGACGATGGTAGAGAAGATGGCACTGACTGCGGATGAAGTTCTGATTGCAGGGGATGACGATCAAGCAATCCACCGTTGGACTTCCGTAGACGTTCAGAGATTCATCAAAGCTTCCGACCATGTAGAAGTACTCAACCAGTCCTATCGCTTACCACAGAGCGTCTGGAGGCTTGCTATGCGTATCTCTGACCACATACCAGGGAGACTGGAGAAAGAGTTCTTCCCCAAGGATGACGAGGGTATGGTCAAGGTTGTGGGTAGCCTTTGGAATCTACCATTGGACAAAGGGTCATGGACAATCATGGCTCGAACCAACAGCTTTGTGAAAGAGATAGCTGAATCGTTGAGTGATGCAGGATATTTCTACAGCCGTAAGGGTCATGCGTCTGTCTCACAAAAGAAGTTGGATGCTATGGCTACATGGGCAGACTTGGTAGGTGGAAAGGCATTGTACCTTGGACGGATCAAGGAGTTTTATAAAACTGTGCCGAAGATAGGAGACAATCCTGTAGTCAAGAGAGGGTCAGCTAAGTTACTAGACGCTGCTGATCCAGAGCAGCCCTTGACATGGGAGGATCTAGCATCTGATTATGGACTCTTATCCCCGAAGAACACACACCCGATGGACGTGGTGCGTCTGTCAGAGGAGGAACAGATATACATCCGCGCCATCGAGCGTAGAGGAGAGAGTATATACAAGCAACCGAGGATCAAGTTATCAACGATCCACGCCATGAAAGGAGGGGAAGACGATAACGTAGCGGTGTATTTGGGATCCACCAAGAACTGCGTAGAGGGTAAACATCCCGAGGACGAGCACAGAATATTTTATGTTGCCGTTACAAGAACAAAACAAAACCTCTACCTAATTGAGTCAGATAAAAAATATAGGTATGAAATATGAAACGTAACGATTACTTGGATACGGCGAAGCAGTTGATCAATGGTAACAGAGCCAAGGACTACGGTGATGCCAAGGATAACTTCGACAGGATAGCAACGGGATGGAATGTCATAGTCACTGATGCACTGAACACCCACGGTAAGATTACAGCCAAGCACGTAGCTCTGATGATGGACTGGGTGAAGACCTGTCGCTTGTTAGAAACGATAGACCACAAGGATTCGTGGATCGACAAGTGCGGATACAGTGCACTGGGTGCGGAGTTTGACAATGAAACAGACTGAGATGTTTGAGAAAGACTACATCATTGCCAAGCAGATGAACCAAGGTAAGGAACTGACATGGAATATACCATCGGAGTTTCCAGACCTGACGGGCTACAAACAGATAGCCGTTGACCTTGAGACATGTGACCCGAATCTAATTAAGCTTGGCCCTGGATGGGTGCGTAAGGACGGGTACATCGTAGGCATAGCCGTAGCAGCAGGAGACTGGGAAGGATACTTTCCTATCCGACATGAGAACGGTCACAACATGGATGCAAAGATTGCACTCCGATGGCTACAGAAACAGATGGCAACACCAGATATAGACAAGATCATGCACAACGCCACGTATGATCTGGGTTGGTTACGTGCCGAGGGCATAAAGGTAGAGGGTCGGATCATCGATACCATGATTACTGGTGCGGTGGTGGACGAGAACCGTTGGTCATACAGCTTGAATAACCTTGGCAGAGACTACCTCGATGAGCGCAAGGATGAGAAACTTCTACGTGTTGCAGCAGCAGAGTGGGGCTTTGATCCCAAGGCTGAGATGTACAAGCTACCACCTGAGTTTGTTGGACGGTATGCTGAACAGGATGCAGGCATGACCCTGCGTTTGTGGGAGCGACTGAAGATAGAACTGGAGAAGCAAGACCTATGGAACATCTGGGATTTGGAGACTAGCCTGATACCTATGATGTGTGACATGCGTCAGCTAGGTGTGCGTGTGGACTTGGACAAGGCAGATCAAGCCAAGACTCTACTCAAAGCCAAGGGCAAAGAACTGAGGGAAGAGATCCACCGACAGACAAAGATCAAGATAGAACCATGGGCGGCTGCATCTGTAGCTGCGGTGTTCGAGGAGCTAGGACTGAAGTACCCTGAGACTGAAGCAGGGGCACCGTCATTCACCAAACAGTATCTCAATACACATGCCCACCCAATTGCACAAATGATCGTCAAGCTACGTGAATTTGACAAGGCGGATAGCACGTTCATAGATACAATCATCAAGCACTCGCACAACGGTAGGATCAACTGTGAGTTCCATCAGCTACGATCCGATGACGGAGGCACGGTGACGGGTAGGTTCTCTAGTTCAAACCCAAACCTTCAGCAGATTCCGGCACGAGATCCCGAGATCAAGAAACTAATCCGTGGTCTGTTTATACCAGAGCAAGGGTGCAAGTGGGGGTCGTTTGATTACTCAAGCCAAGAGCCGAGGTTACTGGTGCACTTTGCAGCAAGCCTGAAGGGTGAGTACAAGCACCCGATTGTCGATAAGATTGTTGACGAATACAACACAGGTGATGTGGATCTACACCAGATGGTGGCAGACATTGCAGGAATCAAGCGTAAGGAAGCCAAGGTTGTAAACCTGGGAATCATGTATGGCATGGGCAAAGGTAAACTGGCAGCGCAGTTAGATATATCACCAGAAGAAGCAGGGGATTTACTGGATACACACAGAGAGAAGGTTCCGTTTGTTAAGAACCTTGCGGACATTGCGAGTAGACAGGCAGATAAGTTCGGACACATTAGAACCCTGTTGGGTAGGCGGTGCCGCTTCCATCTTTGGGAGCCTCGAACCTTCGGGTATAAGAAACCATTACCATACGAGGAGGCCATGAAAACATATGGTCAACCTCTAAGAAGAGCCTTTACTTACAAGGCGTTAAACAAATTGATCCAAGGTTCAGCTGCGGATCAAACTAAAAAAGCTATGGCAGATTGCTACAAAGAAGGACTTTTGCCTATGCTAACGGTGCATGATGAGTTATGCTTCTCAGTAGAGGGCGACGATCAAGCGCACAACATCAAGCACATAATGGAAAACGGGTTGTCGGATGTCTTGAGAGTCCCCTCTAAAGTAGACGATGAACTCAAAGATAATTGGGGAGAAATCGAATGAAACCAGAAAAGATTAAAACAGTCGGTCTTAGAGAAATGCATCCTGTTCAGGTCAAACATCTCATGGAACTTGTGGGCATGACATTGCATCTTGCCGCTGACACAGGGGATGATGAGATCCTAGAAGATGCCGAGCATCTTTGTGACGAGATGATTAAGTTATTCGGTGGGGTCGGAGTACAACTATCTGTCGAAGAAGATCCAGATGTTAACCACGACGGTTCGCAATCTGTGCATTAAGCGCAGCGGTTACCGGGTTATCACCTAGTAATGCAGGATCTACTGGCCCAGGTGCACGAGCTTGGGTTGGCATGATCACGGGTTGTTGGAGGCTGCTTTGACTGTCTGGTAAGTTCATGAAAGGGTTTGGTGCGCTAGGTGTCGGTGCGCTAGGAGCATCGGGTAAGTTCATGAAAGGGTTTTCACCAGAAGGAACCGAGGGTCGAGGAGAAACAGACAAGTCTGTATCAGGCTTGAGCGACATCCCTTTCATTTCTTTTTGTATCTGACGAATCTCATCACGCGGATATAGTTGATAGACACCTGCATCCCGCATTTCTTGAATGTTTTTCTTTGAGATTCTGAATGGTTGGAACTCACCACGTACAATGTTCTTGTACCCACCGATGTTATTCTTTTTAAGAACACGCATAATGTCACGGTTAGTCATACCAGTGGTCTTTAAATCTTCTATCATCTGATAGTATTCTCTGTCTACACGGAGCTTGGCGTTGTTTGCGCGTTGGAATGCACTTTTCAATGAGCCTGCCGTAGCATTGCCATCATCAGTTACTTGATTAAATATTCGTCTAGCGTTGGTCTGCGCCTGATTCATTCGGTATGCGCCGAACTCAAGACCCCGTGCAGGATCAAACTCTTGCGGAGTAACACCAGTAAAAGCACGGATAGTTTCAGTTACTAAATCACGTTCTCTTAGCAGTTTGTCTTTAGGGTTCACAAAACCGGGAGCTATGTTTCCTACTGTTCCACGAATAAACCTTCCAGGCTCTCCGTTCAAATCTATAGGAGATACACTCGGCACCATGGTATTCAGAACGTGTGTAATCATCTTCCACCCCTTTAGACCATCGCTGTCTTCTGGGTTAAATATTTCTGCTCCTGTAGAAGTGCGTCCACCTCGAAAGAAAACATCTGTAACAGCTTCCGTCAACATCGCTTCTGATAGAAAAGGCTCAAAGATTTCTCTGACTGCTCCGGCAACTGAGTTAGTAAACGTGCCTCCTGGGCCTTTACCTTCTTTAACTGCATCTTCAAACTCGTTCATTGCACGAACAGCAAAACGATACAGGCCATCATATGGGTTGGAGGTACTGAAGTTCATGTATTGTATCTTGCCGTCTTCTTTGCCTAATGGAATGAGGACAGAACCTTTTTCCCATGGTGCAGAAAATGATCGTTGATATGCTTCCATCTCCTCTTGCGTAACTCCAGAAATTGCGTAGCCCATTTCAAGGGCACCGACAGGAGCAGCAACTGTGGTTCCCAAGAAACCTATCATACGATTACGACCACGAGTCCGAACAGCAGGAATACTTGAAGACATGTCATCTAAGCTCTGCCTTACGATATTAATTCCTGTTCTATAAATCTCAGCGGGGAAGGTAATAAAATTACCCAAAGGTAAACGGCGACCAAGTCGAACAAGATCCGTAGCACCCTTGTTATAGTTTGGTACAGTATCTCTCACAATTTGTGCGGCACGATGCTTGACCATCTCATCAATGTCAGCCTTTGTAAAAGAACCTTTACTGATAGCAGACCTAGTTTCTTCTGAGATGTCGGTGCCATTCTTTGTAAGATAGGCAATAGCTTCTTCAGCTTGCTGTGGATTACTAAAGTCTATTCCGTCTAAGGACTTACGAATGTGGCCTTGCTCTGCGGTGTAGTTAAAGTGCTTCCAGAAATCGTCTGAACTTTGGTAGATATTTTCCAGAGGTTTAAAAAATCCCCCCGCACTTTTCGCAAACTTCTCACGAGTAGGACTACCCGCAATCAAAGCCTCTATTCCGCTCTCAGGTCCACGAGCAGTAAGCCCTACACCTTTACGCAAGGAGTCTTGAATCTCTCTTAACTCTGCATTTGTTCCTAGCATCCCTCGTCGTTGTGCGTCCATCAACTCAGCAATAACTTCATCATCACCTTTTGTAAGAAGGTTTCCGTAAATAAGTTTTGCCGCATCTTTGATGCTACCATGACGACCTACAAATGGGACGTTTCCGTTAGCCAAAGCAAAGGCAGCAGCGGTAGTAAAGTTACGAACCTGTGTGATAGGTGAAAGGATTGTCTTACTATATTGAGACACACCCTTTGCACGTAGTAACCAGTTCCATGTGCTTCTTAGTAATTGAGTCCCACCATCTTCTTCGCCTACGATATAATTCGTCAGGTTGTTGTACATCGGTCGAGGCACATAGTGATCGTTTAGGCTACCCCACCCAGATGTACCAAGCAGGATCTCTTCTTCGTTTGGAATACTTGAACCAGACTTTTTAGTCACAGGTGTACTTAACGCACCAAAATCAG